ATGTGCGGACGAATCACACAGTACAGCCAGGCGGTGGAATACCTGTTCACCTTGGACCCTCAGCTGCAGCTAGTCGGCGGAATTCCTTCCGAGCCTATCGGGCGCTATAACGTGCCGCCGCAATCAAAGGTCCAGTTGCTGCACCAGGACGAAGACGGGCTACGCATGGAAGGCGTGCGGTGGGGATATGCGCCGTTCTGGGCGCAGGGGAAGAGACCGCCGGCGATCAACGCCAGGGTGGAAACCGCCGCCACGTCCAAGTTCTTCCGCGATATCTGGAAGACAGGCCGGGCAATCGTGCCGGCTGATGGCTGGTACGAATGGAAGAAGGACGAGGCGAATCCGAAGATCAAGCAGCCCTATCTGATCAAGCTGCGAACGAACGCGCCGATGTTCTTCGCTGCCCTGGGCCAGTTTCAGCGAGGCGGCATCTGGGAGCCCCGCGACGGCGACGGCTTCGTGATCATCACATCACCCAGCGGCGCCGGAATGCTGGATATCCACGACCGCCGTCCGCTGGTGTTGTCGCCTGAATGCGCCCTGCACTGGCTGGATCCAGAGCTAGACCCAAACGAAGCGGAAGACATCGCGCTTGAGCATGGCCTAGGCGTCGAGGAGTTCGACTGGTATCCAGTGGATCGGGCTGTAGGAAACGTCCGCAACGAAGGCGCACACCTGATCGAGCGCATCAGCAATCCGGCGCTATAGCCGTCGATCAGCAAGCGCTGGATGGGTTTTGAGCCGGCCTGATACTGTACGCATATACAGCATCAGAGCAGACCATGGGCCGCGATATCTCCTTCACTCACCGCACCAGCATGACCGTCGAGCGCTGGCATCGCATGCTGGACGACGAATCAGAACGCCGTGACCTTCCCCGGCTCTATCGGGAAAACCTTATCGAGGCCGCGGACGACATGCTTCGATCGGGCATTATCGATCCCCTGGAACACTTCGATCTGCTCGAGCTTGCGGAGTCTGCGTATTCACACGAGATCGAAGAGCAGATAGTCCGTCACCGTTACTTCCTGCGCTCTGGATCTTACGTGCTGGTGCGCGACGGCGCGGCGCTAGGGTATCTGTCGGGCACCGCCTTTAACTGGAAACCGCCTGAGAAACGCTGGAGCGCATCCCAGATAGACGCGAGGGTGACGCACACGGACATTGGCCTGGAGCTGCTCAATCGAAGCGAGGAATCGATCGGACGCATAGATGGGAAACGTTGCATCACACCAACCGGCGAGTATGAGCTGGTCGAGGTATCGCGGATGATTCAAGGCAAAGAATTGCGCACCATCGACGACCCGGACCTGTACCGGGCTGCCCTCGACGCAATCCAGCTGGCCAATGAAGAAGGCGACACGAAGCGGCATGCAGCACTCTCAACGCGAGCCAGCGTGTCCATCTTTATGCCATGCCACGCCTGCGATGACTCGTTCAGCAGACGTGAGGATTGTGCTGAGTGTGACGGCCAGGGGTTCGTGCGCGAGACGCCGGAGCGGTTCAGGTGGAGGAGCTAGCGGCACGCCTCATTCGCGGCCACTAGCTCACGGATATACCCCCTCGCCTGCCTGCGCTCTGCCAGCAGCGCCCTCACCTTCAGTTCCAGGCTGTCCGTCTTCCGCAGCCCTTCCGCAGCCCAAGGCGGCACTGCCACCTCATCAGTCCGGCACGGAACCACCACCGGCACCTCCACGCGCACAATGCGAGGCTCAGGCTCAATGGCCTGGCCGGCGCAGCCCGCCAGCGCAACGACTATTCCCGCCAGCACCATCCGCTTCATAGCCCCAACTCCGTATCGATGACCGACTCCGCAGCAGCGCATGCATCGCCACCGGTCCTTTCCTGCTGCAGTCGATTGGCGGCCTGGTAATCCTGCTGTGCTTCCTCGCGGGCGCCGGCCTGGGCTTGCTTCGCCGCCTCCTGCCGCTGATCGGCCAGGGCGCGCAGATCGGCGAGCGCGGCGTTCTGCTCGCTTACCTGCACCAGTAGATTGCCCCGCGTCTCCCGGCAGGCCGAGAGCTTCCCGAAGGTATCTGTCGAGGCCGCGCGCTCGGTCTTCAATTCACTCTGCAAGCCAGAGACCCGCCACTGCTGCGCGCCGGCGACCACCACCACGGCCAGCAGCCACCACGCCGAGGTCGGGATCAACTTCAGCCAGGCGGTCACCGCACCACCTCACGCACTGCGCGCGCATAGTGCTTGTCCCAGGTATGCCGGTGCGGCTTGCCCGGGCGCCAGGTGCGCAGGTACAGGTCCCAGGCGCCGGCCACATCATGTTCAGCGGGCAGCGCGTGCGGATCTGTCCAGAGCAGCAGCCGGGCAAAGGCAGCGGCCAGCACATCGTCATGCTCGAGCTGCTGGTAAACCTGGTCCGCCACCGGCTGAACGCCGCGGACATCGCAGGCCAGCAGCGCATAATCTCGGCTCGCCGCGTGACGCAGCACGCCGGCCACACCACCGCCACGCTCGAACTGCCAAAGGCCCCGGGCAGGTCCGCCGATCTGCCGGCGATGGGTCAGGTTGCTTTCCTGCAGGCCAATGGCGAGCAGCATGATTTCCGCCTGCGGGCTCGACATGCGCGCAGGTAGCAGCGCAAGAGCGGGCGCTATGGCTCGCTCTCGGATTTCAGAGAGGGTCATGGGTTTCTCCAGGCAAAGAAAACCCCGCACTGGGCGGGGTTCGGTTGTATCGATGGGCGCCGCCTATTCGGACGCCGGCGAACATGAGCCACGCCCGCCATCGAGCGATGCCAGACGAGCGCAGGGCATTGAGGAACATCCGATCAGCGTCGGCGCGGGATAGCTGGCCAGTCGAATAAAGCCAGTCGTGCAGCACCGCAGCCGCGTGTCCGTACTGCCCAAGCAGCGCGAACGTGAGCGGCCAGCGAGGCACCGAGGCGAAGTCGGTCTCGAAGCCTGCCGGAACCTCGATCAGTCCGTGGTCAGGGTCCAGATACGAAAAAGGCGCCAGAAGGCGCCATTTTTTACGGTCGGGCTGAAGCTCAACCTGCAGTGGGTTCGGGAACCGATCCATCAGGCCAGCCCTCCTCCAGCATCGATTCGGTGAAGGTGCCGTCGGCAAGAGCCTCAAGCAGTTCAGCTTCGCGATCGAAGCACGCCTGCACATGAGCGCGAACAGCTGTTGCCACTCCGATGATCTGCTCAGCGTCCATGGTGACGAACCCGCTGGCCGTCTTCCAGTTCAGGCTGTAGTCCGGATCAAGGACCGCCTGCAGAGTTGCGCCGGAGATCAGGCCTTGACTGTCGCGCCCGGTGTCGATCCGCATGCCGTTAAGGGTAATTCCGGAAATCTCTGCGTCGTATCGGCGGGGCGCGATCTTTGTCGCCACCATTTGCCTGCGCTTTTCGTGGTTGATCGTGATCATGCTTCGCCGACTCCATCCGGCCCGCGGCCGATTGCATCCTGATCGATTTCCCATGCGTCACGCCATTCGCCTTGTTCGGCATAGAGCGCGTCAACTTCGAGCTTGGGAACCAGCCAGAAGGGAATCCCGCTCGGAATGGACTGCTTTGCGGCGCGCATCACGTCCGCGTCTGGCGCGAAGGACACGATGGCCATCGGCTTATCTGCTGGTTGATATATGGCTACTTTCATTACTTGCCTCCGAAAACATGGACATCAACATAGTTTGCGTCGATTGGCGCGCCGCTGGACGCTTCAACCAGTCGAACGGCTGCGTAATTAACGCTTTCATCAGATGGATGCCTGCACACGAGAGGCGTCCGCACGCCGTCTAACCGATCAGACGCACCGGATATGGAAAACGAAGCGTTCGCCATCGGCTCAATGAAGTTAAGTCGAAATGATCCGACGCCCAAATCCGTGATACTGCTCACGTTGAAGCTATCTCGGATCGCGATCGTGCCTGTGCTGCTGAAGTTTGCCCAAGCTGTGCAAACTTGCTTGTCACCGTTCTTTACCAATCGCCCGGCGGCCTGATCAGACTTGCTCTCCGTTAATACGGTGCCAAGCGTTGATCGAGCTGCAGCCGCATCCGCGTCATCAAGCAGCGTTTGAATGAACGGCGATACATTGCCTGTATGGAAGAGCTCTGCCCAGGGAGTTGTGGCAGACTGGTCTTTCGTAATCGAGCGAAAAAAAGCCTTGTTTGTCGCCACCCCTAGCGCCAGCTGTGATTGCCATCTGGGATCAGGCCCCCAGTCCGACGAGAGCATATTCATTAACCCGAAGGGGGTATTTGCGCCGTCGGAAAAACCGTAAAGCCCGCTTGGCCGAGCGGCGTTAGCGTTGCTACCGATAGCGGATGGGCCTAGCAAGCCACCCGCCCCCACTACCATCAGTGCACCAGTCGTTGTATCGGAAACCGACGTTTGAACATCCGCATTGGCGGCAGTGCCCAACTGAACATTGCCGTTTTCGTCCGGGCCGGCTCCATTCACAGAAGAGACCGTTCCGCCTCCCTGGGGACGAATATTGGTCGCCTCAGCGGCGGTAGCAACGAAGCCAGAAGGGCCAACGTACATGCCGACTGCCGGCTTGTTCGATTCGCCGCCAGTCCAGTCGTCAACCTGCATCACGATGCGTTCGCCGTCCGGCACGAGAGCAATGACCGGAGTCCACCCCGCCCCAATAGCGGCTACTGCTGCGGCGCTGGCGGCAGCAGCTTGGGCGCTGTCCTCTGCGCTCTCGGCGGCTGCTTGAGCGGTATCACGCGCCGCAATGGCCTCTGGCGTCACGTCGCCTGTATCGCCCTTTTCACCCGCAGGGCCTCGAGCTACTGGCGCACCAGCTGACCAATCGCCAAGCGTCGACGACAACTTCAGGTAAAGCTGCTCGCTGTCGCTGGCGTAGAAGGTGAAGCCCGCGCTGGCTGAGTCGTATTGATCGCGGTCCGCCAAGAGACCAACTGCATCGATCTTCAGCGTCGGACCGTATGTTCCGAGCTCGGCCAGTATCGCGCCAAACTCGTCGACCACTTTGCGCAGTCGATCGGCCGACTCCTTCACGTAGCCCTGCATGGGCGCAATGGAATACGGCCCTGCGCTGACGCTCTCACCAACGTATGCGGGGCTGATCGAAAGGACCGCAGCGCTCGCGATATTAGTTACCTCATACCAGCGGCCGTCAGGGCCACGGAAGGCATCCCCAACCCGGGCATTCGCGCTGAACGCCGTACCGGTGCCGGTGACCGTGTCGCTATTGGCCGTGACATCGACTGTTCCTTGGTTGTACCAGGGCATGCTTTTCTCCAGGCGTAAAAAAACCCGCTCGTGGCGGGCTCTGGTGTTTATCTTCTTCGCGCTACGTCAGACTTCATCCAAACGGTAGCGGGAGCGTGGATGCGTCGATGTAACTCGCGCTGGGCAGTCTCGCGGTGGGTATATCGAAGAATCCGTATTCCACGATGTGCGGAGGAGTGAAGAATGGGTCTATCAAGCAGCCCGCTTCCGTTGCCATCGCGAATACCAGGCTTCCCCCTGCGCCGTAAGCGCCTTCCTTTGCTGATATCCGCTGCGTTCCATACTGAGTGGCATGGAACATGGCTCTTGACCATTGATTACTGACGGCGCAATCACCTGTCGCAGGGAAGGAGATCGTGTCCATAACTGATCTGCCCCAGCCGTATTCTCCCAACACTGTAGTAGTTGCCCCGACATACCCTCTGCCGACACCCCTAAAGGTGCTTGGAGGTGGCGCAATTGCCGAGCCATTGACATCCATAAAGGGCATTCCTGTGTCTAGGGTGCACAGTCCTGCATCGTCCCACAGCCGCAACTTTGCATGGCCCGGCCCCCTGTCTCTCATCAGATCGAACACGTAATACCTAGCCGATGCCGATGCATGTGCATACCAATAGGTGAAGGAGTTGCCGGTCCTGACTATCTGTTGCAAGACCGCTCTTCCGGCAACAAAAACAATTGGGGCTTCGGCCGTGACAGTAAACCCATAGATACTGTCGAATATTCCCGTTGGATAATATGTCTGATTGCTGATGAATTCGCGCCGCTTCTGTTCTACTGAATTCAGATACGTCATATACCCTGACTTGATGAGCCCGAACGTCACATAGTCAGAGTTGACGAGATTCTTCCCCGTCTCGTCCCACGTCCTGAAGAATCCCATCAATACACTCCGTAATGGACTTCATAGCTGCCCCCGGTCAAGCCCCCGGTCCCGGCAAATATCCAACTGAACACACCGTTGCCGTCGTACACCACGACCGGTCGACTGCCGAGGAATGTGCCGCCAGGATTGGGAACAGGGACGATCACGAAGAACACTGTGCCGGGCAGGTCGATCGGCACGGTAATGTTTCCGCTGCTCTGCGCCGGGATAGCGAACTTGCCGAGCACCTTGCTCACGCTTCCCGTCTCTCGCAGCAGCAGCCTGCCCTCCTCGTCGTAGGACCGATAGATCACTCCCATCATCAGCCCCCGATGCCGAATTCAAGGCCCTTTACCCCGTTGGGGTGATAAGCCGTGATGACCTTGTTGTTGATTGTGATCCTCCCCTCGCCCGGCACCGACCCGTTCACCTCGAACTCATTGGTCACGAAGTTAATGCGAATGCCCTGCTGCCCCTCGACGTAATCCGACGATCGCAGCTCTCCGGTCACGATCAGGTTCACGATGTCGGCCTGGTTGAATACCGCGGAGTTCGCGAATATCTGCCCACCCTGAACAACGAACGGCGTGATCAGCTCCCCGCTAGACTCATCCAGAATGGCGAAACGCTGGGCGAAGGCGAGAATCTGCGACTCCTGCTCCTCACCCTCGACGCCGATCGCCAGCCCGGCCATGACGGTGCGCCCGTCGACGGTTGTTTGCGTCTTGATCGTAGTGAGCGCAGAGGCCTTGCCTTTCAGGTCAACCAGCGCCTGCGAGGTCTGCTGGACCACTGCCGAGGTGTCGCCCACCGTCGCATCGAGCTGGTTGATCTGCTCGGCCATGGCCATGTTCTCGGTCGCCACCGTCCGGGCGACCTGAGTGATGCGCGCTGCCGAGTCCCAGCCCTTCAGGGCGTCAGCAAGCTCGCCTTCGCCGTCATCGTCCCGATAGGCAGCCTGCAGCACGGCCAGGCTCGAGGCGGTGGCCGTCACGATCCCGTCGAGCACGCTTATGCCGGCCGTGTTCTCGGCGACCTGCACGGCGAGGCCATTGGCGGTTTCGACTACCTGGCCGACGTCCATCCAGAGATTGTCGTTCGGCGGCGCGTTGCCGCCGTCCGGCGCTGCTGGGACGTCTACGAGGGCCTGGTACAGCCTCCGGCCATTAGGGCCACCACGGACAGCATCACCCTGCGCATAGGCTTGGTCAGGGTCGTAGGCCAGCGCGTCGACGGCTTGCGATACGGCATCCTGGATGCGCTCGTTGACTGAGCCGGGGCCGTTGCCGCTGATCTTGTCGATCTCGCCCAGCAGATGATCGCCAAGCTCGGTTTCGGTGATCTGGCCCTTGATCAGCTCGAGGATCAGCGACGGATCGTTTGTGGTCTGCGCTTGCTGGTAGTAAAAGGCGCTCACGCCATACGCATTCACCGAGCGGACGTAGTAGTGGTAGACGGTGTTGTAGGCCAGCCCGCTGTGCGTGAACGATCCGCCGCGACCCAGAAAAATGGCCGCTTCGGGGTTTTCGGTTGGCGTTAGCGAGTACCAATATTCGTATGTGCCGCCGTTCAGCCCGGTCACGTTGAAGGGGATTAGCGTGATGGCGTCGAAGCCCTCCTGTACGCTCACTGATTGCGGCTGAGGCGGCCCCTGGATCGAAACACTGATCGTCGCCTCTGCCGATCGCCCGTTGGCGGACGCACAGAAAACAGAGAATGTGTAGTTGCCAACCGGCAAGCCCTGCACCTGGCACAGTGAGGCCGACCCTGGCACCTGATACGTCTGTACCGCCTCGCCCGCAGGGTTGCGGATCACGATCCCGCTGTAGCTGATTTCGCCGAACGGCAGAACCCAATTCAGCACCCCCTGACGAACCTCTGGCTCACGGTCAGGCGTCCACAACAGGCCAGTCGGCGGGGCAACGCCCCCTGTCGGCACGTCAATGTAGCCGATCGGCGTGTACTCGCGCCCAGCCGCATCGTCGTAAATCTCCGGGTCATAGGGCTCGACCGTGACCGTGCAGGCGCTTTCGCCCGACATGGACCAATCGGTGACGATAAACTCGCCGCCGAGGTTGAGAGAAGGCAGTTCAACCTGGATGGGGCGACCTGGGCGGCAATTGAAGCCGGCGAAGTTCAGCGGGAGCTTGAGGCCGCCCCCGTTGCGGCGAGAACGCAGCACGATGTCTGCCAGGCGCTGGGCCTGGTACGGATTGGTGACGTACTTCAGGTCGAGCGTTTCGCTTAACTCCTCTCCGTCCTCGGACAGCCACAGCGCGCTCTGCACGGGCGGATAGTCGGTCTCGGTCCAGGTCGTCGGATCGTTGAAAATGCCGGTGACGGTGTTGATCGCGCTGTCGTTGTCTACCTCTACAGTGCCCTGCACAGCGCCGATCACCATGTCCTCGGTGACGGTGAATTCGCCAGGGCCGTAGTACGCGCCCACGCGCATCATCCACCGGCCCCCGACGCGGGAAATCTTGCCCGCGCACGCCGCCTCGATCTTCTTGAGCACGTCCCCCCGACGCTCATCGTCACCGATCACCGCGCCCATGGTGTAGCGGATGCTGCTTCCGCCACCAGGGTTCGAAACCGTTTCCGCGCAGATGTTAGCCGAGTCGATGAACGACTCCAGCACAAGCTCATCATCCGGAACGCCCAGTACTGTCCGCAGATACCAGAGCGCGATCAGCGCAGGGTTCTCGCTGTAGCCGGTATTGCCGGTGCGCGGGTCGTAGATGTCGGTCCTGCCGCGGCAAACGAACTTGGCATCCGGAATACCGCTTGGGTATACCTCGTTGCTGTACTTGAGCGATACGCGCACGAAGGAAAGCCCGGTGCCGATCATAGAGTCACGCCAGTCCGGGCAGTTGGCCAACAGGTAGGCGTTCGGCGTTGTCGGGTTGATGATCACTTCGTAGCCTGCATGGGAACCGTAAGACGTGATCAAACTATCGTTGAGCAATATCTGCTCCACGCTTTCGATGCTGCCTTCGCTGAGGCAGTAGACGAGGTGCAGCCACTCACCATCGTCTTGACTGCCAGCCTGCTCCTGCGCCCACATCAGCACGCCGCCAGTGGCCACGCGCCCTACCACATAGCGCGCCGCCGCCTTCGAGCTGCGCAGCGTCTGGCTAGCAGGCTCCGCTGTGTAGCCGTCCATCGAGGGCTCGGCCTGCTTCATCATGGCGAACAGGCCGCCCGCGATAGCGGCAACGGCCAAAGCACCGATTACGGTTGCGCCTGCGGCGGCTGCGGCGGCCCCTGCAGCTATCGCGATAACTACTGGTGGCATTACTCAACTCTCCAGCAAATCAATGGGGCGACACTCACCCGGCCGGCGCCGCTGTGCGACATTGCCCACCAGGCGCCAGCCCAGCGCACGGCCATAGCCATGCCGTCCGGGGTTTCGTGCATGCAGATATCGCCGCGCTGAGCCATGGCCGGCTCTACGCGCTCAAAGCACGCATCGAACGCGGATTCGAGCGATCCGTGACGCTTGATGAGCACGCGCTTGGCGCCGGTCTCCGTGGTGTAGCGCCCTCGGTAGTCAGCGGCAGGGTCAACGCCGCACACCGCCGCACAGCAATCCGCCACGAACAGGCAGCAGTCGTTCTCGCCCCACAAAAAAGGCCGCTCTCTGGCGGCCTCGATGGTCTGGTGCAGGGCTTTTGCCCAGTCTGGATTGCGCATCAGTCATACCTGAACGAGGGTGCGTCCTTCTTGCTCCCCCAGAAAATGGGCGATTCGCTCAGCTGCGCAATGGCGAAGAAGATCCGATCGCCAGGGTGGCGCAGCTGGTGATTCTCGTCCGTCCAGCGCTTGGAGCCCGGCCGGCTCCATTCAGCCATGCGATCGATGATCGTCACGCTGATCGAGTTCTTGCCATCGTTGCCGCCGTAATTGAACTTGGCGGCATCCATGCGCCCACTCATGATCACGTCCGCCGCCATCTCGCCGTCCTTGCCGATCACAACGAACATCACGCGACCAGGCCGTCCACGACAGCGCTCGACAAGGGTCTGGCGGAGGATGTTGCTGTCCAGCCCGCTCAGCGTGACGTCGATACTTGCAGGGCCTGCTGGGCTGTCTGTCTCTCTCGCACCACCTACCTCGCCAAGCTGCCCGACGCCGGTGTACACCTGGCCGCCGAGCAGGATTTGACCCGTACCCGTATGCGCCCGGACCGTGTCACTGGCGAATTGCAGCTCGACGGCATAGATGGCCGTGAAATTACCCTGGGCGATGATGTCTACCACCGCCTGGCTGATGGGGAATCCATCCATTTAGAAGGCCTCCCGGAACTGGAGCGAGCTGGAGCTGATGATGGGCTGCACGTTCTCAGAGAACGAATCATCCATCAGTCTCATCTCGCAGTAAGGGTTCCGGTATTCGATCGGAGTACCGGGCGCGATGCTGGATCGGATGCGCTTATTGACTGTCACCAGCGCATCGGCGCCGTTGGCTGATGCATCCTCGACAACCTCGTACAGTTGCCCAGCGACGGTGAGGTAGTCGCCAGCGCGGAACACGACACCACTGGCAATTAGGCCTGTCATGCTGATCGCGAAAGCGTTCGTAGCTGCGGAAGCAACCACCGGTGCGCCGATATTATCGGTGCGTAGCCGCGTGCGAATGGGCACGTTGACCGTGCCAGCCATTCCTCGCAGGCGACCAACCAGAACGCTCAGGCGACGGGCACGTTCGCGGGTCAGGGCACTGAACTGCATAGAGCACCGCCAGTACGCCCCCGGATAACTCACGACCTGCTGTGAGTTCGATAGCGTCGAGGTGAACGCCCGGCTGTTGTAGACGCAGCCCCAGCCGATTTGCTGCGGGCGCAGATCATCGGGCCATGTTTCGGCCATTGGGAATCTCCAGGCAAAAAGAAACCCGCGGGGGGCGGGCTGGGTAAATCAACAGCTACCTGCCTCAGGGATGGCGTAGTAGCGTCTTGCCTCCATCCGTAGGCATGCAGGCCGAAGGACGGAGTGCGCCAATGTCGGCGCGATTGATGACCAGGAGGTCGATATGAGTGAAGCCCCAACACCATTCCAGGTTGGCGTTATGTCTGCGATGACAGTGATAGGCACATCCCTCGCATCGCTTGACCCTGCTACCCGAGGGAAGATCGCAGACGCTGTAGAAAAACAGCTAGAGCTTGTTCCGTCCGGTGAAATGATAGGCTCTATCGGTGAGGGGCATCTTGCTTTGCGAGCGCTTCTTTCAGGCCTTCACCTAGAGAAGAGCGCGACAGCTCAGAGCTGATCAAGGTCAGCCAATCTTCTGCGGTGCGCGCCGGGAAATCGTTGCCCGCGCGCACCGCAGATTTTTCAGCCTGTTGGTGAGTATTCATTCTCTTCTCCTCGCGGCCCTGCCGCTCAATGATTACATTTTGCTCCGTACCATCTGAATATACGGCCCGTTCATCTTTGCATCCCGGGCCAATTCCTCGAAAACCTGGCGCTGGCTGTTTTGGATCATATCAACCGTCTGCGGGCTCACGTCGCCGTTGATGTTCAGGGTTTGGTAGACGTTCATCGAGCGACCGCCTCCTGCCGCGGCATCCGCATTGCTCACCACCTCCCCTCGGCTGTTCGGCAGCATGTACTGCTGTCCGTTGGCAGCGTTGAAGACCTCGGGAGCGCCGTTCTCGTTGATGCGGTACATGCCGCTTGGGGCTACGGGGCCTCCGTATTGGCGGCCGCCAGAGAGCGTTAGGCCAACCGAGGCAATGTTGGAGACAAGTCCGGCCGTAGCTGCCGCGACTGACGCCATAGCCGCAAGGTTTGCCGGCCATGGGTTAGCGGCAGCTTGGGCAATGCCCTGCTGAATGCTGATCGTTGCCTGAGCGATAGCAAAGGCCTTGGAGGCAGCAAACATAGTCTTATAGAGCCCGGATTGCTCCCCGGCCGCAGTCCTGACAATGTCAGCCATCGCCCCGAAGCCTTGCTCTCCAGCAGAGAGAATCACCTGCTGCTTAGCCCGCTCGATCTGCTCCATTCGCTTGGCGTGCTCTTCCGTCATCCGGAGCTCTAGCGCCTGATAGCCGCCAAGCACCTCCAGTTCCAGCTCCTTAGCTTCTGTAAGGCGCTGAATCTGGGCGGCATATCGCTCTTGCTCTGCCTGAGCCTCCGCCTCATAGCGGGCTGCCTGATCATCGAACATGCCCCCACTGAGCGGTGAGACCTGGCCGCGTATCTTCTGCGCTACCTCGCCGTCGCTCTCCCCGAACTTCTTGCGCCGCTCTTGGATTTGCTCAAGCGCGAACAACTCGGACGAAAGCCGTTGGACCTCGCTAATCTGCTCTGGCGTTGCATACTTGTTGAGCGATAGTTCTGCCGTTTTTTGCGCAAGCTTTTCGCCGGTTAGGGCTGCCAGGAGAACCTGCCTCTCCAGCTTCTGCACTACATCGACGTTATCTTTCTGGGCCTTTTCAAGCTGCTTGGCTTGCCTTTCTTGGTTCTTCTGGGCCTCGGTGAGCTTCTTGGTAGCATCTGCCGCTCCAGACTCTGCATTCACCAGCCCACTCGGCCTCGTACTTCCCGGTTTAGGAGGCTCAATTTTGGGGATAATCGGCGGCCTGTTCTCCTGATCCTCATAGAACTTGTCGATCATCGCCTCAGTGGCCGAGATATTTTGCTTAATCTCCTCCTCGCTAAACCAAGCTACGGCCTGACCCTTCCCGCCAATTCGAAGTCGCTTCAGCGGATTATCAAGCATCTCCTGATACGTTTTGAGCTGATCCTCTAGGCGCACAATGTCATCCGAAGCGGCGCCATGGAGCGCTGCAGCGATGCTCTCGGCTGCCCACTGAGTAATGCGGACGGTATCTTTCGCCCCTTCGATGATCAGATTTAGAGCGCCAACAACGCCGCCGGCCAGATCTTGGGCTGCCTTGATTACATCGGGGTCCTGCAACGCGTCAGCCAGCAATGCGATGTTGTCAGTAAGCACACTGCTGGCGCCACTTGACTCGTTCATCTTCCCGACAAACAAGGTCATGCTGTTCTGGAGCTTCGTGAACGCATCGGCGACAGACGTTTCCATCTCATCAGCCATAGCCTTGTTCTCGTCGCGGCTACGGCGCAGCCCTTCGTTCAGCGCCTCGACGGAAAGCCTGCCGGTGGCACCAAGCTTTCTGATCTCCTCAGCAGATCGACCTGTAGCCTCGGAAATACCATTCACAATGGATGGAGTGGCCGCCATGATCGAGGCCCAGCCGTCAGCCTCGACCTTGCCTTTCATGAGCGCCTTCGAATAGGCGTCCATAGCTGTGGTTGCCTGGTCTGCGCGGGCCGCGTCGCGAACCAATGCATACGAGAACGAGTCAGTGATATCCAGGACGTCAGAAGTCGCGTAACCCATGTCACGAAGCGTGTCGGCGGTCGCGAGATAGACTTCTTGGGCCTCGCTGAGCGAGCGGTAAGTACCATTCGCGGTTTCCAGCAGGCGCGCCTGAACCGCCTCGTATTCTTCTGCGCTGCTCGTGGCGTTCCTGATGCGGCTCGCCATTTGGCCGTACTGATCGGACATGGCGACAACGGCCTGAATCGTCCGTAGAGAAAGGTAAGCCCCGATTACCTTGGTAAGGCCAGAGTATGCAGAGGTCTGCGCACCGATCTGAACATTCGCCTGGCGAACAGAAGACGCCAGCTTGGTCATGCGCGCGTTCAGCTTTCCCGCTGCAGAATCCGTCTTGCCCATCGACTTCTGGGCCTTTCCAAGCGCTTCATCTACGGCATTCGTACCATTTATGAGCTTTGACGTGTCTGCCTCTACCTCGTACCAGATTGAGCCGACTTTCTCCGACATACTTTCACCTGCGCATAAAAAAACCCGCCGAAGCGGGTCACGTGAGTCTTGGTGTCTACCTTGATAAGCAGCGCTCTATGTTGTCCGTAAGCCGAGAGAGTGACTCAAGGGCTAGATCTGGATTAGCTCCTGCCCATGACCCGATCGGGTTGTAGCCGATGTTTGCCGCCGCCCCGGTATTCAGCTGGGCCTGCCCTAGACTGCCGTATCGGTATGTTCGGCCAGCTTCGTTCTGCTTGATGCTGAGCTTGAAGCGAACAGACCTTGAGACCATTGCGCTTGCGCTATAGCGTGTCGAGCCGCTTGCAACCACAGAGTTTCCATCTGGCGCCGCATACTCAATAACGTTCCCGCCGCCAGCCTGAGTGCTGCGCTCAACTCTGTAATAGTTGCCGGTATATGCCCCGAAAAAACTGCCGGTTGAATCGCTCAGGGTTTCTCCTTGATTGCTCACGGTCGCAGCTACGCATTCCGCCAAGCCGCTAGGCTTGCCTGCTTTTCGGAACTGAACGGCCTCGACAGCCTCAGAGGACGCGTAAGGAACGAATTCAGCGTCGTATCCGGAAAGCGCTGGAGCTCTTGCTTGGCCGGCGCATCCCGCCATGAGTGCCGCAAAAATAAACACTGGAATTGCTCGCATTCGCAACCCTCCCCATAGAAAGCCCCGACTGTACCAAAACGCCAGCGCAGAAATCCGCCTACTTACAAGCAGCCCCTCACGTAGAGGGGCTTTCAGGGGGAACAGTTAACCGCGACCGGTGCATCCCGGCTGGCTGGCATCAATGATCAGGTTCCCCTCGGCGCGCATGCCTATTTTGCCAATCAGGAACGAATGGTTGAGCTGACTGATAACAAGATCGCTCAGCCCGACGGCGCACTTGTCCTTCTCAATGGCCCTGTCCACTGCGGTTTTCATGTTGGGGATGCCCAGCGGGAACAGGATTACTGGGTAAGAATCCTCTCCGACGACTCGCGGCCCCTTTACGAATTTGGCGGCGTTCAGGTTGTAATTCTTGGTGCTGCCAACAGTCATGTCAGCGACGCGAACGGTACAGCCGGTTGCCAGTACGGCCGACGCAATGACAGCGAGTGCTAGTTTTTTCATGTTCCCCTCCCATTAAAGGGGCGGGAATGTATCAGAGAGCCATCATCTGCCACCAGAAGCAAAAACCCAGCCCGGCGCACTGTCCGCCCATCCAGCCTGTTCGGATGGCCAGCTACCACCAGCGAATCACGGCGATGAAATCAGCTACGAAGCCAAGGCTGAAGCAGAACCCAACAAAGATTGATGCCCAAAGCAAGGCTTTCAGCGGTCGAGATTGCTCAATGATTTTGAGGCACATGGCGATTGCCCTATAATCCATTCATGTTCTTCCTCATAGCGCAGTATGGGGTGGAAATAAAAACCCCCGAAGGCGCCAACCTGTCGGGGGTTTTGCTTTTCTGGCGGTAGGGCGATTAGAAATGGATCGCCTTGGCGATTCATCTCAACTCGGTGCAGTTACCGCGTCGCCGGCTTTTAGTGAGGGGTTTTGTTTCGCCATTCCAGATGAAGAGGCAATTGATCAGTGCAGGGTTCTCTTCCTGCGCTTTTCCTCGATCCTGGCAAACCATTCTTCAGTCGCCTCGTGCTCTTCCTTGGTCGGCGCCCTGGCTCCCGGCGATTGATCCGGCGCTGGCGGGAACTTGGCCCGCAGCGCTCCGACCAGGCTGGTCATGGTCATCTGCCAGGCCTCGCGCTCGGACACGCCCAAATGAGCGACGGCCAGGGCAACATGGTCTCGAGCGACGAACTCGCGCACAAACTCGGGCTCATCATCCGCGCGCCGCGGCAGGGGTTTCTGCACGCCGGTGACGCCATGGCGCAGAAGGCAGCGAGCCAGCGGGAGTACGTGCTCGGGATCGGCCGCACCGGACTTGTAACGCAACTGCTCGTCGTAGCAGCCAAATACGTCGCACAGGTCCTCTTCCGAGCACGCATGAATAACCATCAGCGCGTCGGCGAACTGATCGTCTGCCGCCCTTCCCTCAAGCCCATCGAACATCACGGTCGCGTAGACCTCGACGATCTTCGCGGGCTCTCCGATCTGGGTCATCGCGTAGAGTGATGGGCGGAGAACGTACACGCTGTCGCCAACGTGCACGCCCACCTCGCCGGTTTCCGTGAGGATCACGCAACGGTTACCGTGATGGTGTCGGTTTTCATAGCGTCGGCGCTGGCTCGTGCGGTGATCGTCGCCTCACCAACGGTCAGTCCGGTAACCACGCCGCTCTGGGTGACGGTGGCGATTGCCGGGTCAGAACTGAGCCACTGGACACCCTGCGGAGCTGTAGTTGGGGCGATGGCGGCCACGGCCTGCGCCGTCCCGTTCACCGCCAGAGCGATGGTTTCCGGAAAAGCCGAGATGCTGGTCACGTCGTCAGCGTCGGCATCCGGGGTGTCTTCGACGATCAGACCGAAGTCCGATGCGCTGGCAGAGGCCTCGAAGCTGTAGGTGGTCACGTCGTCATATGGGGCCGAGCGCGACAGGGTACTAACCAGCATATAGGCGGTGAACGTCAGGTCCGGGAAGGTCATGCGCAGCCAGATGGCCGGCTGCCCACCAGTGGCGGACGGATTGATCACGTGCTTGGTCAGCTCGATCAAGTTGGCCGCGCCGGTGCCGGAGGCTTTGACCGTACCGTCGCCGGAGATGGTCATTGTTTGGAACGTCGCCAGGTTTTCGCGCAGCGAGCCAACGGAATCAGCGTCGGTGGCATCCGTGGTGTCCCACGAAATTTCGAACTCCTTGGTGCGCAGCGATCCGAAGCGCTTCCAGTCTTGCTCGGTGGGCAGTTCCTCGGGGCAGCCGATGACGTATTCGAGAACCACGTCTTTGCCGGGAAATTTCAGCTTGTTACATGCCATGACATGGCCTCCTGTTGATTTGGGTGCAGCAGAAACGCGAAAGCCCGCGCGATGCGGGCCTTTCAGGTGCTTTGTTGTGTCAGTAAGTGACTTGCAGGTCTACCGAATACCAAGGGCGGTTCTCGGTCGTATATCCAGGCCCTGCGGGCTCGGTTATCGCTCGGATGTGTGCGGCTCCGCAGGGAATTCCGCCGTCCATGGTTGCGGCGACCAGAGCACCAGCTGCCTGGCCTATCTCTTGAGCATGCTCTCGGCCATTTCGCGGACCCAGCAGGATCACACGATAGCGCGGGCGACGATCATCGACATCAACAGCAGGGCCACCCATGGCGTGGATGGAGGCAATCCAGACATCGGCGAAAGCCGGGCCATCCACCCATTGCCCGCGACTAGTTTGGTACGGGGAGCCAAGAACAGCGGCGACCCATTCGGCGAATTCGTCATACACGGTAGTGTCTCCGCAGGATATCCGGCACGCTGGGCTTTACCTGCTCAAAACCCTTTTCGAGGAATCCAGGCTCTGCGTTTGGGTCCCAGTAATCCCCGTTGCCGTTTGCCCGCGGCTGGCCAGCGAGCGTTCCGGGCGCGTCATGCACTGCGCCGGCATATTCAGCGGTGTAGCCAACATTGCCGGTGACCTTTCCGCGCTGCACATCGATCTGGGGTGCGTACTGACTGTTGATCAGGTTGCTGGTGTCGATCGGCGTCATTGTCTGCGCCAGCGCGGCGCCCTGACTGAGGATTGAGTAGACCGCGCCCTCGGTCGTGCTGCTGGCGATCCGATCAACGCTTACCTTGAAGCCCTTGCGAACGCGTTCAATACCTTTTACTGGCATGTCAGGTCACCAATAGGAAATCCGGCTCTTCGCCGAAGAAGCTCATGTCCCAGTTTGTCACCGAGCGGATTTCCTCCCAGCCATCCGATCCGTCGAACTGGATCAGATCGAGGAACTTAGGACGCTTGTCCTCGGTGTAGATCATGTGGCGCGAAACGAACTCGGCGCCTTGGGAGCCGCCCTGCCCGCCCATATCGCGCACTTGCTCGTGCTTTTCGGCCCAGGTGCATGCGATCTGATATTCCTCGCCGTAGTTAGCCTTCTGCGTCATCAGGTCGATGGACAAAAACGGGCGCACGGTGGCCGTGTTCGTATAGCTCCAGTTTGCTGTCTGGCTCAATTGCAGCCCCCTTTCGCCACCCAAAGTCCGGCATAAGCCGGCTTGGTCGGATCTGGCGGTATCAGCCCTGTCGCACAGCCGTGTTTGTCCAGCCCGCGCAGCAGCGCCAATGAGCCACGCCAGCGGTCTGCAAAGCCTTGATAGCGGAAAGACCGCGAGGCGCCGGACGGAGCTGTCTGACTGCTGATATAGCGGTCGCCCTGTCCCAGCCCCATCAGAGCCAGAAGGTACATCTGGATCAGCAGCGCGGTCGCCGGGGAGTAGTTTGCATCTAGGCATTCCTGAATGCTGTTGGCCTGCTCAACCAGGGCGGCCAAGATGAAATCGGGCAGCTCAATGCCCTGGCTCTGCAGGTATTGCTGTGCCTGTTCGACAGTGATCATGTCCGATTCCTGAAAAAGGTTGGCCTGAAGGCCAGAAACGACGAAGCCGCCCGAAGGCGGCCTCTCGTCGAGTGCCGATTACTCGGCTTTGGGCTTGAGCGGATCACCATCCGGCAGGAGAACTGCCAACTCTTCGGCGCTCTTGCGGCCGTCGAACTGGATTTCCAACTCTTTGAGGCGCTTCGCAATGTCGCCTTTGGTGGGTGCCTTGGCCGTCGCTTTATCGCCGCCATTTGCCGCGCCCGGGGACGCTGGGGTCAGCTCAGCTGCCTTGCCTTTGATCGGGCTGACGTTCGCCTTGAGCACCGGGTGAAGCTTCTCGAACTCCACCACATCGCCAACTTGGACGCCATGCCAGGCGCGGGTCACTTCGTACTTGGGCATAACCCCTCCTTATGCGATGTTGGCGCCGTAGATGACGCCGGATAGGCCTTCGTCATCACGTTTCACCTGGATACCCATTGCGGCCATGATCTGGAAGTTGTAGTTCACCTGCGGGAGCGGGCGCGGCAGCGGAACGACGCCGGTAGCCATACCCACCAGAGGCGAGACCACGTCCTGACGACGTTGATAGCCCAGGAACTCGTTCCCGCTCAGCGCGAAGGTCTCGCGGAACTCACGGACGCGAGGCGCAAAGCGCTTGACCTGGTCCATCACGGTGCCGACAGCCTGGCCGTTGACGAAGTAGGCCTGGGACATGTTGAGCATGATCTGCGGCGACAGCCAGACGACGTCATAGCTGACGACCTTGTTGTTCATCGCAGCCTGGCCGAATGCGCCAGTACTGAAGAACGCGATCAACTCTGCGGCAGTCGCGGTGGTCAGGTCGATGTTCGCACCGCCAGCACCAGAGCCAAGGTTTACCTTGATGGTGTTGCGGTGGTTGCGCAGCCCCTGCCCCTGGTACGTATCTACCTGGATGTTCTCGGAGCCATCCAGAGTGTACGACACCAGTTTCTTATTGAACTTGCGCATCTTGGCCTGCTGGGAATCCAGCACTAGGTCGATACCCACGGTATTCATGCCGGCCGCATGGCGCCAGTTCACGCCGTAACCAGCAGTGAACACCGGGATGGGGTCACCGTCCGAGTTATACTCGGTGTGGTCGAAGCTGTACGGCGCCTGCCCATCCAGGCTTACCGAGACGTCATCGGCAATGTCGCCGACCACGTTGTACAGCTTGGCAGTCTTGCCGATCGGCAGGACGGTCTGAACGGTCAGCAGGTCGTTGACGATCTCCATGCCGACTTCCTGATCGCGCAGCTGAATGACCTGGCGATCTATCTCGGCCCAGAACTCGCGGCCAAGTCCGGCCAGGGCGTTGGCCTGCAGCATGTCCGGCGTCATGGCGGCGCGGTGAGCATTGAGCATGGCCGCATTCTGGGTGTTCCAGATATTGCGGTTGGCCTGCAGCTCTTGGAAGTGGCCCATCAGTCGAGGATGGGCGGCGATTGCTTGCTGAGTGAGGAACATGCCCTTCTCCTTATTCGACGGTTACCGAATCCGCGCGGACGCGAATGCGGATGAAGTCCACTTCGGTGGTGGTTACGGTGTCCTGGATGTAGCCGATCACCTTGTAGGTGCCGGCGCCGGCCGGAACCGGGATGGCCAGACCGGCAGCGCTGACAGTGACAGGCTGATCCTTGGCATAGGTGCCGGCCGCCATGCGAACGGCGAATTCGCGGCCTTCTTCCAGGTAGTTGCCGACAGCGGAATGGCCGGCCGGGATCGGGTCGGTGATGCCTAGGCCTTCGTGATAGGCACTGTCGAGCACATACAGCCGGCCTACGACTTCCGCGGCCTGAGCGAACTCGTCATCACCATTGATTACGGCAAAGGTGCCCGGCTGAAGAGCGGCGGCGGTTTTTCGTGTTTCGGTCTTGAACAGCGACTTTCCGTCGATATTCACGCGGTGATAGCGAGGCATAGGTGCTTACTCCTTCGGCAGGTTGGCGGCGTCGGCGGTGAGTCCGGTCTGGTTCTGCGCAGCGTTCGCGCCCAGCGGGGCAGCCTCGCCACACTGCTTGTGCATCTCGCGCAGCGCATCGCCCTGCAGGCTGTTGGCGATCACCTCGCCGTACTTTGCCTTGACCGCTTCGCGCATGACCTCTTCTTCGGCCCGCTGATTGGCGGTCAGGGAGTCGGCCAGGGCCTTGTGGTTCGCGGACAGCGCGGTAACGCTGTCGGCCAGCGGCTTGATTACGGTATCCGCCAGGGCTTTGATGGCCTCGGAGGTGTTGGCGCCGATTTCTTTGACGAGCTCGGCCTTTTCTTCGGTGGTCAGAGGCATATCGCCCTCCTGCTGGTTGGTTGCAGGCCGGGCCTGCGGTTGGAAAAACTGCTTGATCTTGTTGACGGTGACGGCGACCCAGCTCTCCTGGCGCACAACAGGGGTGCCCTGAGTATCGAAAGTGATCTTTCCGCCCTCTTCGGTGTATCCGTAGACGGATGCCTTGATGTCGCGACCGATGATTACGGCTTGGCTGTCGGTGAAATCGGAGACGTAGACCCAGTCCTCTGGGCCGGTCGAGAATTGGTCTTTTGCCGCGCGATCCAGGCGCTGCTCTCGCTCGCGATAGGATTCGCCGATCAAGGCGCCTGAGTTGGCCTGTAGCGGCTTCGCCTGGTCAGCGTTGACCATCAGGCCTACGCCCTGCTCCGGCGTTGCAGCGCCGACCTCATGCAGCAGGATCGCGTCGTGATCCATGCTCACAATCTCAGCAACCCACTCGGCTCCGGTGCTGGACTGCTGTTCGTTCGGCTGGAGGCGGTTCAGAAACGCGGCGACGCTGGTATGGATCGGCGGAACGTCATCGCCGCGCTCGATAGCCTCGACACGCTCGATCAGGTCGCGACCGCCTTCCGTGTTGCGGGCGAACTCGACATCGACCCACTTCTCCAGATAGATGCGATTCCCCGATTTTTTGACGTTGCGGTTCCAGGCGCCGACGTGACCGACGTTGATGCCTTCCGGGCTGAAGGCCGAGACGAATTTGCCATTGACGGTCGGATGACCGAGCGGTGCCAGCGTGCCCTCCAGGGCGGCGTAGTGCTTGTCGATCTGCTCAGAGGTATACAGACCGCCGTTCATCACTACGTTGGCCGGCAGCGTGTAGCTGGGGAGCACCAAGTGTTCACGTCCATTGTGCTGCTCGCGGCGAATGGACTTGCTGTTCACCTGGGTGGTGATGTTCACCTGAATCTGCTCGGCGCCCGAGCTATTCACCTGCAGGATCGGTGCATTCTTCATTTCTTGCCCTCTTTGACCCATGGGCCTTTACCCTTGGCTCGCATCTTCTGTTCGGTTTCTCTGGCGCGCTCGATGATGGCTGGCACAAGAGGCTTGCCGGCGTCGTCGACCAGCACACTGATCGTCGAACACTTGCAATTGATCGAGTTGGCACCTTGCGCCCACCAGCTGCGCTGCTGCTCGACGGTGTAGAGGTTTCCGTGGCGCTGGGCATGGGTCAGGCGAGTGGTCGGCGACAATGCCGAGTAGTGCATTTCCATCGACTTGAGGCCGTACCGCTCCTGGGCATCTTCGGACTCGTCCAGGCGCGCCCGACGCAGAGCTGTCGTGATCTCAGTGCGCGCGATCATGCTTGCCCGCCTCGCTTCGATCTGTGCCTGATCAGTCAAGGTCTTGGCAATGTCGCGAGGGTTCAGCCCCCTGGCCATGCCATCGGTAAGGATGCGAGCCAAGTTGGCCTTCACGCCCCCACCCAGCCCCTGCATTTCCTCGAACTCACGCGCCGCGATCAGCGCAATGCGGCGCCGGTACGGGTCAGAGCGCAGGATTGTCGCCAGCGACTCTTGCCCTCCGGCATACGCCGATGACTGCTGCGCCAAGTTGACGAACTGCTGGGCGGTGCCGCGCTGGTAGGCTGTCGAGACGTAGGCGCTGAAGAACCAGACGTTCTGTTCGCCGCCCTCCAGCAGCTGAGCATCAACCTCCCCGCCTGCGCGAGAAAGGATCGAGGACAGTAGCAGTGGGTCGAGGTTGAACGTGTAACGCCGGTTCACGGCCGGCTCTGCCGGGATTCGGTTAAGACCTTCGATGTAGGCATCCCGGATCTTGCGCATGCGCCTGGCAAATTCACGCATGGCGCCACGCTCAAGCCTGTCGACGCCGGTAGGGTCACTGGGTTTCGCCGGTAGGATCGGTGCGCGCGGCATCGTCTTCCTCCGGTTCATCATCAGGAAGCGGCTCCGGCTGATCGTCAGGATCGAAGCCTGCTGCCTCGCGTATCTCTGCGCCGCTGAACACCAGTTCGCCAGCTGCCAGTGACGTGCTGTTTATTTCGGAAAGGACTTTGGCGTTTGCGAGCTTGTCCGCAGGCGTCGCCTCGGTCAGGTCATCCCACATCGCCGTAAACTCGGCCTTGAGCTTCACGACGCCGATGCGCATCAAGTGCGTGAACAGGTCGTTGATTTCGAAGGTGAGCTCACCGCGCCTGGACTGGCACCTGGCGTTGAAGTACTTCTGATCTTCGCTGCTGGCCCGCTCACCGGTCTGCATCCCGACCAGGATCTTGCTGGGGATGTCCAGCGCGGCAGAAACAGTCTGCAGGTTGACGTTGTAGGTTGGCGTCGGGTCGGGAATGTTCGATACCAGCGGCGACGTGGTGGCGCCCTGGGTGATCAGCATCAGGTCATTGCCGCGATTGACCTCTCGCGCCGCGTCGTTGAATTTCTGCTGTAGCTGATCGATGCTGACGCCGTACATGCTGGCGATTGCGGCGAGGTCGACCTCCTTGTCGAAATTGACGCCAAGCTGCCGTGCGGCATTCTTGAGGAACGATTCCCCGCTACCGCCCTCTACCTTCTCCAGGCTGATGAAGGCGTTATAGGCCGGCTCCAGGAACCCGATGGCGTCAGCTGAGAAGTCACCGAGAATGAACAGCCGATCAGGGTGCACCTTGATCTGCCGGCCAGCCGTGTTGCCGGTGGCTGCCTCGATGTACTGCCACATTTTCGGCTCGCCGTAGCGTTCCGAGTTGGGGTCTGTATCGAACTCAACAGGCTGCAGGCTGCCAGCCCACGCAGGAATCATGCGAACCAGGGTCTTAGTCTTAGCATCAACCGACTGATCCCAGGCCTTGCTGTCCTTGATCTGCAGGATGAGACCAGAGTAGCGTCCGACCAGGCGGCGCTTGTCGGCCTCGGCGAACGCACGCCAGAACTTACCTCCTGCGATCAGAGGCTTTAACCCCTTCTCCCACTGGGTTTCATCCTTCGCGCCGTCCTGATCGTCACCCTCGATCATCCATGGCATCGTCTTCCAGCACGTCTGGATCAGCTTGTTGACTGCGCCATGGGCGAGTCCGCCGCGCCGGTAGAGACTGTAGAAATCATCGAAGTCGATAACCTCTGGAAATCCATACTCGCACCAGGCTTGCGGGCGCTTGCTGTCGATTCCCATGCCGGGATTCAGCAGACCCATGCGGGCACGGGCAATCCTGGCGTCATTCAGGGCGTGATTGACGGCGAGGTCGATTTGCTCAGGCATGGGTTATTCCGCTTTCAGGATCAAGCCCGACTTGTCGTCAGGACGTATCAGTTCAATCTTGGATTGCGCCGGATCGCGCCAAAGCATCGTGCCTTCGGCGCCGGCATTGTCTGCTGCTACGGTGCGAGCGCACGTGATGCAGCGGGCGCGCACGACCGCCGCCCGCCCGGTTTCGCGAGCGGTCAACTTGAAGATGGGCATCAGCGTTTTCCGGGAAGAAGGATGCCTAGCGGCGTGGTACCGCCAAGCTCGGTCAGTGCGTAGACCATGGCATCAAGACGGTCTGGTGATTTCTTCGCTGTGGCCGGGACGTATTCCATGAGCTGATTCTCGAGCGTGTACAGCGCACCGCGATGGGCTACCCTGCCCTGCTCATAAAGGGCAGATATGGGCTCAGCTCTGGCGAACTTACCTTTGCTGGCATGGACGCGAATGATCCGCCCCTTGAAGCCGGCGTTCTTCAGCGTTTCCTCCGCCATGTCTCCGCCCTGGTTCGTCTCGATGACGACGGCGTCAGCCTGATGCTGTTCGTAGGCAGACATGGCTTTCTTGGCCCATCCAGCCGGGCTGTACTTCCCGCTGTAGTCCCCATCTACTGAAAACCGCCTGGCATCGCCGGCGCCGTATGAGCTGGCAGCGACAATGCCAGTCTCGTCGCTCTCGTCGCTGTTGGTCGCCTGCGGGTCGATGGCCACCACGCACCGATGACGATCGGCATGTATCTGCAGTGCATGGGCCGCGGCTATCAGCTGCTCAGTCCATAGCGCGCCCTCGGCATTGAACCGCCGCGGCTTCTGCATGTACTGCGCTTCAGCGGTGCGCCGGTGTGAGAACAGCGCGGCTCGGTGGCTCTCGTTGTGCTTGAACGGCCACAGCCAGCCATCAGGCAGGCCGTGCTCGATGGGTATGCCGTGCGTATTCTCGGCTGGATACGCCTCGCTGTTATCGATGATCACCGGGAGGTTCAGGTGGTGCCACATCTCGCCTGACCCGCCGCGCAGCAGATATCCACTCAGGTCGTGGTAGTGGATGCGCTGCATGATCACCACCATCGGGGTGGTTTCGATGGCCAGGCGACTCTTGATTGTCTCGTTGAATCGGTTGTTCACGCCGTCGCGCACAGTCTCACTGTAGGCGTCGTCAGGCTTCACCGGATCATCAATGATCAAGGCGCCCTGCCAGCCCGACTCCATGTGTCCGGCACGAAACCCTGTTACCTGGCCAGCAGCTGACGAGGCATAAACTCCTCCACCATGCTCTGTCCACCACATCGCCTTGCTATCGGCGTCGTCGCGCAACGCCATCGGCCACATCGCCTGATACGCAGCTGACTTGACCATCCCACGCGCTGTGCTGGAGTTCAGCAGCGCGAGGTTGTGCGAGTAGGAAAGGTGCATGAACCGGGCGCGATTGTTCAGCGCCAGGCCTCGACCAATCATGTTGATCGTGGCCAGCTCGGTCTTGGTGTAGCCAGGCGGGATATTGATGATCAGCCGGGAGATTTCTCCGCGCACCACACGATCCAGGGTCTCCTGAATCACCTTGTGGTGAGGCGCAACAATCATCTTGCTGCCCATCCTCTGCTTGAAGAAGTAGCGGGCGAAGTACAAGCCTTCGGCCTCGCATTCCTCTCTGCGAGCAAGCGTTATCGGGTCAGCAATCATCCTCTTTCAGCATCTCTCGGCGGGCCTGCTTGTATTCTTCTTTGGTCATAGTGGCCACCTCGATAGGCTGACCATCCTTTCCGGTGTGCTCATGTTTTGTCGCCGATTCCCATCCCTGCATTCGGGCCAGCTGCTGGATTGCCTGCAGCGGCGAGTGCGTCTTGATCCTGATGCCATCCTTAGTTGCCGCCAGTTCGGAAATGGCCGCCAGCTTCTTCGGATCTTGCAGGACGGAATCCTTGATCTTCCAAGCAGCCTGGATGATTGGCTGCCCATCCTGCTCGCCGATCTCATAGGAGCCGAACTCAACCAGATCAGCAAGGTCAGTTCGAGCGAAGCCGGAAAGGCGCTCCAAGGCTTCCTGGCGGGTCATCACCGCATCAGTTACGGCGGCAGAGTTCAGCTCTTCTAGCCTTGCCGCAATCTTGCCGTTATCAAGCAACTCCTTCGCTTTTCGATTGATGCTCTCCGGCTTCATTCTCTCTGCGTTATAGGACTGCCGATAGGCTTCGCTGGCATTGCCCAGTTTCAGGTAGGCGATGCAGAAGGCCTCCTGCTTCTGGGTCAACGACATTTCAGCTACTCCATAAAACAAAAGCCCCGCACTTGGCGGGGCCGACACAGCTACTTATTCGCTGCACTTCTCCAGCTGTTCCGGTCGGAAGCTCGCATACTGAGGGGACTCAGCTTTGCCGAACCAAACGCATCTGACCAATGGCTCGCCGGTTTGGTGATCCTGCAATAGGTCGTCGACCGTCATCGCTGGCCCACCGCTTTTAAGCACCACTACCTCACCTCGCTCGAAACTCATTTCGTCACTCCTCTTGATTGGAGCTTCATGTGTAACGGCGAATTGATATTACTTCAAGGTTATGCCCATTCACCCCCGCCTCCGCTCCCTTCCATCCCACCCATACGGATGACGCAGGACCTTGGATAGATTCCCGCCGCACCGCATCAGCGAGGCCGTGAGCACGGCCAGCAGCAGCACCATCGGCCAGGCCTTGACCGGGACGATCAGCTCGCCGGCGAGGATGTAGATCACTGTCGCGCCACAGCAGGCCATGATCAGCGCTGCCATGATCGAGACATCGCGGCGGAACTGGGAGCTGCCACGGCGGTAGGTGAACATGCGGGCAAACATCACCGCGCTAAGAGCCAGGGTGACGTAGGTCAGTATCGATTTATCCATTGGGCTGCTCCGTTCCCCGGCGCTGCTTAATCGCAGCGAGCGTGACGGTGATCACCATGGCGGACGAGATGAATGCCGAAGGCCCTGCAAGATCGATCGGGCCAAAGCCGAAGAACTCAGCTTTTGCCAGCAGCGGCGCGAACAGGATTCCCATGATGAAACTGATGACAAGGAACATCAGGCGCTGAAGAACGGGACGCTCCTCGGTGGTCGTGAAGAACAGCAGCGCGCCACACAGCGATCCGACCATTGCCTCATGAGTAACCCCGGCCATCACGCCAGCGAGGCCTGCCCCGGCAATGCCGACAGCAAGCGCGCCGGTGGATGCTGGCTCTGTCATTCGTGGCTCCAGGAATAAAACGCCCGGGGAGGTCGGGCAAAACAATCAGGCTCCTCGATGTGCGTCAGTCCGCTCGGAGCTGGGAAGAGGACACGGGAGCCAGAAACGAAAAACCCCGACACGATGGCCGGGGTTTCGATATGACGTTTGCCGTAGGCAAAATACTAACTATGGCGAAATGATGCCGCCAGCCGTGCGGGAAGTCAAGCGGCCGCTTTCATCTCGTAAATCACCGCTGCAATCGGGCTCAATGCCATGCGGTCGATGTCCTCGCAGCACTCGAAGCAGAGCTGAATGAAGGGCTCCCAATCTCGTGCCCAGGCGCAGGACTCAAGCCGCACACCGTAGTAGTCGAACAGCCAGGCGCGGAACGTCTCGGGCTTACTCATCGGGTCCGGGTTGGCGGATTGCCCTCCCTGGTGCATGTACCGGTAACGTCGCATCACGCCCTTCGCGACATACTCGGCTTTCTCCCGCTTCGCTGCGGTCATGCGCTTGGACTTGGACATGACCAAACCGAACAGCACCTCCTCCGCAGCCTCGCGGATATCGTCGCTCTGGTTCGCTGCGTACATGAAGTCACCGAAGACACGGACCTGTGGGTGGAGCTTGGCGATTGCCGACTGGAACCAGCCGCAGAGAACCGCATGCTCGGCATGGTCTGCCGTGTTCCCCCGGTCCGTGGTTTGCACTGCGGTCCCCAGCAGCGTGCGCTCAGTGAGCCCGGAGAGCCCGCCGCGTGATTGGTTGTGAGTGCAGTCGTGCCAAACCTGGCGTGCTGTGTTGATCTTCATGCTGCCTCCAGCTTCTGCCCAAAGCGGGCGATAAGGATTGCGTCCGCCAAAGCCTGCCCCTTCCCCTTCAGATCAAGGACCCGAAGGCCGGGGTACAGCTGAATTGCACGGGAGCGTGCTGCATCCTTGTCAGCCCCAATAAGGCCCGCTCTCTTCTTCCATGTCTGCGGGGTAACCAATGTGTATGGAATGCCTGACCCCTGAAGGACACCCTCGACCAGGCCTGCGGCATGGCCAAAGGTGAACATCGAGGAAACGCCTTGGCCTGGCATCGCGCCAACCTGCTCCAGATATGCGTGCGTCGGCTCCCGGTACTTGTGCTCACGCAGGAACGCGGAAATGGCGGCGCCGTTCACTCGGCTTTTGGTTCCGACCTTCACCGTAGGCATGAGCAGGTGAGCAACGTAGCGGTAGTCGTTGTGCATGAGGACGATGGCCCCAGTACAGCCGGGGTCGATTCCGAGGATCATTGCCCTACTCCACTTCCGCCTGCGGCCATATCCTGCGCGCCATCTCCAGCGCCTCGGCTTCCGCCATCCTGCTACCCACCATGGCGAAGGGCTTGAGACCCGGTAACTTGACCTGCCAGCAGGCTTTCGCAGGCGCAGCCGAACGGCTCGTCTCGGTCGATCCAGCACTGTCCGCAGATTGCGTCATCACCTAGCCTCGCCTGTACGTCGATTCGAGAGAGCTTCATGCGCTAGCCAGCCCGCTCAGTGCCTCAGCCTTCAGCGCGGCATAGGCCACGCAATCCTCGGCACTGTCGGCGTGGTAGCTGGATCTCTGCCACTGGCGAACGTCCTTGAGGATCTGCAGCAGCAGCCAGCCTTCGGCCTCGGTCAGATTCCGGCCGGTGATAGCGTTGAAAGCCTCAACGGTGCGCCACATGGAGCGCTCGCCGTCCTGCGCGTCGTACTGCTTGCCGCGCTCTTCCATCAGCGCCTGGGCTTTGCTCAGAAATTCGTTAGCTTTCACGCTGCCTGCTCCAGTAGTTGCTCACACATCGCCAACAGCTCGTACTGGCTGCCATAGCGGTCTTCGAATCTGCGCTTATAGGGGTGGACTGCGATCAATCCGGGAATGCCGTAGCCGTCCTGATGGTGTCCAGCGCACAAAGGCAAGACGCGAAGATGCGCGCCAGGCTTTGTGCGGCCGTCAATGTGGTGAATGCTCACGACTGGGTTATGGTTGCCATCGATTCGGCATGCGATGCAGCCAAGAGCGGCCAGCCGGTCGTGAAAGCGCTTCTCGGCGGCGGACGGGTTACGGCCTTTCATGCGAAGCCCCCCATCGATTCGGCGGCAGCCATCGCGTCAGCCTCGCTCTCAAAATGTGCCGACAGCACCAGACGCCAGCAGGCGCTGAACACGTCCCGGTAAAGCGGCTCGAACGACGTGTCATCCATGGCGGCCCAACTGATGGACTTGACCTCCTTTCGGATACCGTCCGGGGTCTGCACCAGGTGGTAATGCCCGGCCTCGATGGTCACCCACTCGCGGAACGCCTCACGGCTCTTGTCCACTGCAGGAAATCGATCGGCGCGGTCTGCCTCGAGCTTGTCCAGGTATGCCTGCACTGCTGCGCCAAGCTGCCCGGGCCTTCCGTTCAGGTCCTCGAAGTACTTGGCCAGCCCTTGGATTCCGCGAAGTTCCTGTCTCGGTATCAGGCCGCCCTTGGGTTCCCAGTACTCCCAGGCCAGATCGAGCATGGCGAAGAACTTGCCGTGAAAGCGGGCGTTGCGCATACGGGTGAACTTGCCGTGCACCACCTGGCCGGCTTTCCACTTCTGGACGGTTTCCCTGTCGGCTTCGGTGGCCGGGACCAGACCTTGGGCGGTTCGGATAAGGGCGAGCTCAGCCATTGATCTGCTTCCCCTTACTGTCATACCCACCCGCATCGGCATGAACCAGCTTCGCCAGCTCAGCGTCGAGGTTCACCGGCTCGGACTGGCCTATCGTGTCGAGGTGGCCATTGCGCCACCCCATGGTGTAGGCCTTACGAAGAAGAGATAGGAGTTGTTGCTCAGTGAGCATTTTCATCAGCGCCACCCTCCCCGCTTCACCCGAACCAAAAACTCCAGCGCTGCACATGCGCCGATGGCGATCAGCCAGGCGAGTGCGATGAGTGGGGTGGTCATGCCTTGGCCTCCGCTCGCGCTCTCGATCCATAGCGCCCAGCCAGGCTGCTGACGTTGTCCTTCTTCTTTTCCTCGGCACGCTCCTGCATCTCATGCAGCGCCCGACCGTCCAGTTGCTCGAATCGGCTGTACTGGCCGAGGAAGGCTGTGCGGACGGTGCCGGTTTCGATGTCCCGGCCCTTGCCGATGATGATTTCGGCGACGCCCTTGTATTCGGTGTCGGGGTTGTAAACCTCGTCGCGGTACACGAAGACGATGATGTCGGCGTCTTGCTCAATGGCGCCGGACTCGCGCAGGTCGGCCGGTACCGGACGCTTGTTGGGGCGCTGCTCGCACTGGCGTGATAGCTGGCTGAGCATCACCACGGGGCATTTCAACTCCTTGGCCATCAGCTTCGCGTGGCGGCTCATCTGGCTGACTTCTTCGGTGCGATTGCCTGAGCGAGCGTCCGAGTCCATGAGCTGCAGGTAGTCGATGACGATCAGGTCTAGGCCATACCGGCGCTTGTGGCGGCGGGCGGCGGCACGGATACGGCTGATGGTCATGCTTGCCCGATCCGACATGTACAGCGGCGCGTTCTTGATGCGGTACGCGGCCGAGTTCAGCTCGGCGCCGAATTCGCGCGGCGCCGAACCGTTCTTGATCAACTGCAACGGAATCTTGCCCTCGGCAGCCAGGAACCGGTCCATCAGCTGGCCGTTGCTCATCTCCAGGCTGATCACCAGCGTCTGCTTCTTCTGGCGAAGAGCGACGTCTGCGGCGATGTTCATCGCGAGCGTGGTTTTACCCATGGCTGGGCGACCTGCGATGATGACCAGTTGTTCAGGCTTGAGGCCTTGCAGCTTCTCGTCTAGGTCCTTGATCCCGGTCGAAAGTCCGTCCAGCTCGTCGCCTCGATCGCTGCGGCGCTGCAGCTCTTCGACGTGATCGGTCAGTACGTCTGCGGCTTTCACCACCTCAGCAGAAGCCGCCTCGCCGTCGATCCCAAGCACTTCCGCTTGAGCCGCAGCGATCTTCTCTGCCGTGGGTGCGTCGCCCAGCGCGATCTCCGCGATGCGGTCTCCGCACAGGATCAGAGAGCGATCCACGGAGCGCTCCTTGATGATCTCGGCATACGCGCGGGCATTGGCCACGCTCGGCGTGTTCGTCACGATCTCCGCGCAGTAGGCCAGCACCGGGGCGCCGCTAGGCAGCGCTCCGACCTGCTCGGCCACAGTCAGAAAGTCGACCGTCTTTCCGGCTGATTGCAGGGTAACAATGCCGCGATACACCTCGGCGTTGTCGGCAAAATGGAAGTCTTCGGCGCGCAAATCGGCGGAAAGCACGTCGACCAGTTCGGGGCGCTGCATCATTGCGCCCAGGACGCCATGCTCGGCTTCGAGGCTGTATGGGTCACGCATTTGCACGGCCCTCCAGGACTTCGCGGAAGGCATCGCGGCTCAGCAAAGCTTCGAAGTACGGCGCTTTGCGCTGACCCTTGTAATAAATCTCTCGAACCTTTGCGGCTGCCGCGAAAAATTCATACCAGAACTCAATATCCTGATGCGCAACGTGGTCATTCCAGCGCTTGGCAATCATCTCCTTGAGATCAGCGTCGATGAACGCGACCGGCGCCAAGTTCGGGCATTCCTGGTGGTAAGCGGCGACAATTTCCTCTGCCATCTCAGGGTCAAATCCCATCAGCGCCGATGGCTGTAGCCGGTTCTTCAGCCAGTCGAGTTTCACCGCTCGCCAGCCAGCCGACATTGCCTCGGCCAGTGCATCCTCGGCGGAGTAGCCAGCCTCCACAATGCGATCAAGTTCGGCGTTCAGCCGTGACCACGCAGTGGCGGTCAGCGGAGCCTTGACCTTGCTCCGGTGCAAAGCGTAATCACGGATCAGCGACTCGCTGAGATCGTGAGGATTTTGCTCAAGCATTTGCGCAGCGCCGAACGCCCCGTTCGCGGCTTTTTGATTCTTTGGAGATTCCTTTGACGGTTCCCTTATGGTTCTGGGGGCACGAGGTGCCGGGGTGGCCGGCATCTGGTGCCGGGGTGGGGGACACGAGGTGCCGGGGTTGGGGGCATCTGGTGCCGGGGTGGCATCTGGTGCCGGGGTATGGCCTGGCTTAAAGCCATCAGGGGTGATGCAATAAACGGTCGACCTGCCTGCACGAGCGGATCGCTTTAGCAGGCCGCTCGATTCAAGCCAGCTGATTGCGTTTCGGATAGCCCGCTCAGAAAGGCAGGTGCGAGTGCTGATGGTGTCTGCAGACGGCCAGCACACACCGTCATCGTTCGCCTGATCAGCAAGAGAAATAAGAACAGCCTTTTGCACTGGCGACATCTGGAAGTCCCAGCAGGCGGAAATGATTTTGGTGCTCACTGGGAATTCTCCTGGCTGATCCTGTTCGCCAGGTCCACCATTTTCAGGAAGCTCTGCCATTGGTCTTTCTCAATGACGATCAAAGCTCGACGACCACTTCCTTCTTCGGTTTGGCGCAGGACGAAATGGCTTTCGCGGATAACGATTTCCGTGTCGCCATACCCAACGCGAAGACTTGTTTTATCGACTTGATCCATTAAACTGATGGCTGTCATTGGTATCTCCTAGAGAATTAGCGCTTCTCGGCTGCCACCGAGTCACGCAACGAAAGCCGCAGGTACTGCAAACACAGTCCTGCGGTTTTTTGCTTTCTGTCCTTTGTCACGCAGCCGCGAACCATCCCAGCCGCCGTGACTGCGAGATCGCGATACTCATCCCGCGATGCCGCCTGAAACCCCTCTTCCCCGCCCATTCCGGCAAGGACACGATCCAGTACGGCGTTGATGTGCTGTGCGTTGCTCATGGGTTGTCCCTGTTGTGCTCGTACTGGATAGCCGTACAGCTAAACCAGCCCAATACCGCCGCTTCGCTTGCCTGCCTAAGATGGAATCCATGGAAACCACTGACAGGACGTTGCTATGCGAAAAACCTCGATCACGCCGCTGCCGCTTTCCACGGGAAAGCCGGGCACAGCAAATCGCGCCGGACCTTTCCAGCGGTGATTTCTTCGATCTGCAAAGCGCGCTCAGCCGGAACAGGCCGCGTGCCTGAGCACCACTGACTGACTGTTGGTGCGCTGACCTCCAGACGGCTTGCCAAAGCGGCCTTGCCGCCGACAAGCCGGGCGGCCTCTTCCATCGCTTCAGTTGGGGTCATTTCGAGTTCTCCAGTTGACCTGAAGAACAGCATAAGGCATTAGCTAATCACAAGACAAGCCATTGCCTAACCATGGATAGCTAAAGGCATATTAGGCAATGCTTACTGGATCTGAACTGGGCGCCGCCATCGAGGCCGCCCGAATCAAAAAGAACGTCTCGAAGAAAGCTTTTGGTGATGCTTTCGGGATCAAGCCGCCCTCTGTTCAGGGATGGGTGAAGACCGGGCGCATCGACAAGTCGAAGCTTATCGAGGTCATACGCTACTTCTCGGACGTGGTAGGGCCTGAGCATTGGGGCCTTGCCAGCGATGACGCCGACTTGCTGAATCTCGAATCCGCGCCTGAGCCGACTGATGGAAAGGCTGATTCAGCAGCTGATGCAGTTCTCAGGATGCTCGAGAAGCACGGCAAGGGGCTGCCGGACGAAGCGCGGCAGATGATCATTTCCGCTGCTAAGGAAACGCCTAAGCCGTCCGCTTCCAACGTCATCACGCACGACTTCTCTGGCCTGCGCGTGCGCCCAGAAGAAATCCTGATTCCTCAGTACGACGTCCGCGGTGCGATGGGCCACGGCCAGGTGCCGGCCGACTACAACGAGGCGATCCGGAACCTGGTGATCCGCGAGGACGTGCTGCGCGAAAAGGGAGTGACCTATACCTCCCCAGAAGCGCTGGCGATGATCACCGGCTGGGGTCAGAGCATGGAAGGCACGATCAACGACAAGGATCCGGTGATCGTCGATCGAGGCGTCAACGAGTTCATCGGCGAAGGCGTCTACGTGCTGACCTGGCATGACCTGCTTTACATCAAGCGCGTCCAGCAGAAGGACGCCGAGCACTTCTGGCTGATTTCGGACAATCCGAAGAACAAGGACCTCGAAGCGCGGATCGAAGACGTGACGATCCATGCAAAGGTGCTGTTGGTCTGGAATGCGAGGAAGGTTTGAGGGCGGCGGGGCGATGTGCGGCCTGATGAGTTTGTAGCTAGATAGCGACTGAGTTGAAGATCAATATGTATCTGGTGGCTAGGAAGGGATTTCATGAGGTTAAGCTATTTCGGATATTATCTAAAAAACCGCACCAATCACCGTCGCTTGACTATTGATCTAAGTGAATTTATTAGTTCATTCTCGCTACTTGATGACCCTGAATTCAAATCTCGCTTTAAGCATAATGCCGAGCACATATACCTTCACACGCTAAGCGGAAATGTCTTTATTTTCGCAATGACCCGCGACAGCGAAAAGTTCAAAAGGATAAATACCTCCAATCTTTCGATTGGCGAAATTCAAAATCTTCTTGGGCACGACGAAAAGATAGGATTTGCCTCTTACGTCACTATGAGGAAAAATTTCTTTGGCTTTGCGTCGGCATCTTTCTCGCCAAAGTTCGATACATTCTGCAACATGGTTAACTCACTACTATCTCTAACAGGCAATGGAAGCTGGGAGTTCTGCGTTCACCCCCTCGTTTATCAGGCCACTCGAGATGAGGCGGTTCGCATGAATTATATAGGAAAGACCACAATAGAGGTGTCTGGCGAAAACTCACTATTCCATGACTTTGTTAACTTCATAAGCGCTTCCGACGACGTAGGTGAGCTTGACTCACTTGAGATAACTTTAAAGCCAAAGAAAGGCCGCAGCATCAAGCCTGTTGTGGAGAAGCTAGTAGAGGCAACGTCTAATGAAGGAGTTGAGAAGTTAACAATAAAGGCAAAAAATGATGCCATGTCTGCTATGATTGATCTCTATGTAGTTGGCCGTGGAGTGCTGTCTGATGAGCTGGGCAGCATGGACGAAGAGAGAATTCCATCGATTATTGATGAAAAGATTAGATCAAACACCAAACTAGCGGAAAGACTGCAGGACTTTACCAATGATGACCAGTACGAGAAGCCGACAGCTGAAGATATTAATCTTTGCACTGACGTCAGCGCCTGGTCCAGCATTGCTAATGACATACAGGGAAACTATAAGCTCGTACCCTAACCTATCCCTTAGTTTGTTTGATCATAGAAGCACAATTGCCACGATTCTCGCATCCTACGCATTTACAATGATAGGGTTTCTAGCTGCAGTCGTAGCAATCCTTTTGGGGTTCTCACAGTCAGTTGCATTCAGGCGATACAAATCTAAAAAATATCTAGGCTCGTTCTTTTTCGTTTACGCATACTGCCTTCTGACCCTGGCAATGACATTCCTCTTCTCGCTACTTTGCCTTTCATCAAATTCTGCCGAGATATTCATGCGAATTGCTCTTGTCCTTGCTGTAAACAGCCTTATGCAGGTCTCAATCGTAGGCCTAGTGATAGCCAACATTTGCAAGCGAGCAATAGGGTGGAACGGAACTGCATCCTGACATCTGCTCCCAGCGCAAGGAGGCGCCATGTACCGCATCACTCTCGCATTACTTCTGCTCTCCTCCCCCGCCCTCGCCGCCCATCTCGAATGCCGCGTCATCGGCGTTGCCGACGGCGACACCCTCACCTGTCTGACGGCCGACAAGAAACAGGAGCGCATCCGCCTTCGCGGCATCGATGCGCCCGAACGCAAGCAGCCATTCGGCGAGCGCTCCCAGCAGAACTTGGCTGACCTTGTGCACGGCAAGACTGCGACCATCCACTGGACCAAACGCGACCGCTGGGGCCGCATCATCGGCGCCGTCTGGGTCGAGCCGGCCGACTGCCCCGGCTGCGGCCACACGCTCGACGCCGGCCGCGCCCAGCTCGCCAGCGGCATGGCCTGGTGGTACGAGCACTACGCCAAGGAGCAGCCCCTGGAAGAACACCACGCCTACGAGTACGAGCAGGCCGAGGCGCGCGCTCGTTCCGTAGGTCTGTGGCGCGATGATCAGCCGATCCCACCCTGGGACTGGCGGCGCGGCAAGCGCTGATCAGAAAGGCGCCGCTGCCTCTTCCAGCGGTTCCACCTCCCGATCCTCAACCACTACATCCTCTTCGACCCGGCGCTCCCACTCCAGCGTGACGGTGCCGTCGTCGTTGAACACCATGTTCAGCCCGTCCGTCTCGGCCAACATCTCCATCACCGCATCCCACGCCTCCTGCGGATCATCGTCGAGCCGGTGAATCGTCACCCTGCGCACCAGCTGGGCTATCGGCGAATTGATCATCGCTGACACCCGCAACCCCAGCCGCTCCGCCGGGCTCGGCTTCCGAGCCTCCTGCACTCCCTTTTGCCTTGCCATCTGAACCTCCCGACTACTGGACGCACATACAGTATTCAGCGCTCCGCTAGTTAGGCAATGCAAAAACTCGTCAAATAAATTAGGCATTAGCTATTTACAACGATTAGGCATTGGCTTATCTTGAATCCATCGAAGCGCAGAACACCGCGCCGACAGCAACACACAACGCCGGAGACTCGCCGGACTAGCTCGGGATCAGCGAAATGATCTCCCAGCCCCCGAAAGGGGACCGACTGGAGCCAAGTTCTTTGACATAGCGACAAGCGCACCGACGGCCGCCAGTAGCGGGTCGGTGTGAGGAAAGTATTGCTGGAGCGCCTGCCAACGCGGGCGCTTTGGGATGACAACCGGGAGAAATCAGGATGAGCAATCCAGTTTGGCCGGATCACTTCCGGTACATCGACGAGATCGGACCTAAAGGGGTTTCGATCATCTGCAAGCGATACGTGGTCATTCGCGAAACCAAGCACTGCTACTGGCTGGTCGCTCCGAGCTACGCATATGTCGCGCAGGCTAGCCTCGAGCGCGGCGTCATCCCTAAGTATGCCAAGCGCGTACTGAAGCAATCCGGAAGGCGCTTCGCGTACCCGGATAAAAGCGAAGCCTTGGAATCGTACAAGGCAAGGAAGCGCTGGCAGCTGCGACATGCGGAGCTTGCGACCGAAAGAGCAAAGGCAGCCCTTGAAGAGGTCAAGGACCTTCAGCAAATCGAAGATCTGCGAATCTGCTCAGGTGGCGACTACATAAAAAACCTTGGGTGGGAAGCCGCCTAACCACCCTCCTGCTGCGCCCTGGGCACAGTGCGCTTTGGGAAGTTACCCAACCGAAGGACCCCTACATGGACACCATTCAAATTGATGGTTGGCAAGGACGCCTTGGTCAAGGCCTCGCCCCTCGCCAACTCTTGGCAACCCTCTACGCAGCAAAGGACATGACGGCCAAGCAAATCGCGAAGCACATGGACTGCAGCCCCTCGACGATCAACAAGCAGTTGGAATCGGCTCGGTACAACCTGAGCGAGCACCCGAACTACATCCGCACAATTCGCGGCCTCTGCCTCGAAGCCATGAAGCGCGGAATCATCGCTCCCCTGGTCCTGCTGCTCTGCATAGCAACAGGCATCGGCACCATCGATCACAACGTCCGTCGCCCTGTACGGGCTCCCAAAGTAGCAGTGCGCTATGTGGCGCGGCAGGAGGTGGCATGAGTGACTTACGCGATCAGTTTGAAGCGGTTTACACGCAGAAATACGAGCAGGAAACCGGCCACACGTTTAGCACGCCAATTTCCGAGCTTCGCGAAGATGCCCACTACGGCGCCGACCGGACATATCTGAATGCTGCTTGGGAGTGGTGGCAAGAATCACGCGCCGCGCTGGTGGTGGAGCTGCCGGAAACGCCGAACCGTGGCATTGGCTACGGACTTTTCGAAGCCGGTAAAGACGCGTGCCGCGAAGCCATCGAAGCCGCTGGCATCAAGGTAACGCCATGACCCGCGACCAAGCATGCGCCCTATGGTGGGCATTCTGGACAGCTGTAGTGCTATGGCTGAACTGACATGAATCCACCCCAAGCCGAAACGGTGATCGTTCTCGGCATCGTATTAGCAATCCTCTGCATGGTTGATTGGTGGCGGAGTAATTGGAAGGGAGAGACAGATGAATGATCGTGAACTGTTGGAGCTGGCGGCGAAGGCCTCTGGATTTGGGTTCATGGAAGCTCAAATTCGTGGCGGATTCGAATATGGATTCTGCAAATCCGGCGTTTTTACTGGGCTGAGGCTCGCTGACCAAAAAATATGGAACCCGCTCACCGACGACGGCGATGCGCTGAGGCTGGCGGTGAAGCTGGCAATCGAGATAAGCCCCTGCCCAGAACACGACAGCGTGCTCTGTGAACCCAAGGGCTCGCCAGACTCGATCATCACTACCGAAGCTTTAGAAGATTACGGCACCCGCCGCGCCATTGTCCGAGCAGCCGCAGAGATCGGGCGCACCAAGTAACACCGCACCCCTAGCCCGTCCGGGCAACTGAGGAAAACACCATGGAATTCATGATCGACCTAGACGAATACCGTCTAGCAGTTGAGGTGACTCACTGCGCGGACGTTAAGCCCGACCATACATCTTGGGCGAGCGACTGGGATTACTACGGATACCGAGAGATGGAGTTCGAGGTAACCAGCGGGTCCAGCTTTGACGATGACGGCAACGAGACGGAGCTGGGGCGCAATGGCTGCGCCGCCGTCGCTGAGCAGTACGCCGAGGATATCGAGGATCGGCTCTGGTCGCTGATCGACGAGAAGAGGGACGCAGCATGAAGACCGAAGACACCATTCGCGAGCACTTCAAGCTGCTGCGCACAGCGCAATTCCAAGCGCTAGCCGACTACCACGCAAACGTCCTGTACGGCTACCTGAAGGCGCTGCGGGAAACCAACCAGATCGAAGCGAAGCTGTATCTGCGACTGCACCACGCGCTCACCAAAGCGTGGTCGATAAAGCTGCGGATCAACATGAGGGCTGCGGCATGAGCAAGGAAGTGAAGCGGTACATAGCCACCCGAGGGTTACCGGCCGCTAGCGAATGGAACAGCTCAACAGTCCCGCACACCTACGTTCGGGCGGCTGACTACGAAGCCCTTCTCGCTGAGCGGGATGCAGCGCGGATGCGAGTCAAGGAACTTGATCTGCTGTTCGGACGCTACCTGCTTGCCATGAAGGCCGCAGTGATAGACGCGGATCAGCGCGGCGACGAAGAAGGAATGCGCTGGATCTACAACAGCCTGGCAGGCCCCGGTGAGCTGCCAGCAGAGGAAGAGATGGACGCGCAGGCGTTCTTCGACCGCGAAATCAAGCCGATCAACGACGCGATGGCCGAGCTATTCGCCGCCCTGCAAGGAGAGCAGCCATGACCACCTCCCCCCTCGTCAAATCGCTCATCGAAGAGCAGCTTGAAGAAGTCATCACCCGCTTCCAGGCCTGCAACGTCGGGAACATGTGGCACATCCACGACAGGGTTACCGGCAAGACAGCAGGTTTCTGCGTAAGTCATCGGGCGGCGCTGGTTAGGGCGCAGCAGCTGGAGGTGATGCATGGGCGTTGAAATTGACTGGAGCAAGGCGCCGGAAGGCACCGTTGGGGCGCTGGTAGCAAAGCCCGACAACGTGCACTTTCCGGAGGTTAGCTTCGTGGCCTGGGCAAAGCGCGTGGGATGCGGGATTCGTGCGGTTTCATCAGAAGACTACCGCGCGCTTCACGGGATTGCCGACAGCTGGGATTTTGTCGAGCGCCCTGCGGAGCCCTGGACCGGCGAAGGCCTGCCGCCGGTAGGGATGGAGTGCGAGGTGAAAAACGACATCAACGACGGCTGGGACAGGGTGGATGAGGTTCTTGCTCATACCACTATCAAGGGCGCCGTTGTTGCTGTTTTCAAGCGCGATGACCGAGTGTTTTATTCGCCGGCCGATGCGTTCCGCGCCCTCCGCACGCCCGAGCAGATCGCTGCGGAAGAGCGGGAGAAGGCGATTGACGAGATCGCTACGATCCTTGACGGGCTGTGGTCATCAGAGCGTGAGGCTGCGGGCTTTCTCTACGACGCCGGCTACCGCAAGGTGACGCCATGAGAACCCTCCCCGAAGACCGCCACTCCTTCGCCGCCGCCTGGCTCGCCATGTTCGCATTCGGCGCCCTTGCCCTGTTCGGCCTCGCTATCGCAACGCTGTGGATGGTTGAACGCCTGTTCGCCTGATCCGCCCTCTTCCTTTCAATTGATACCGCTGCGCTTGGCGCGGCAAGGATTCCGTATGCCTGCAGCTTTTGCGGCTCAGCTGGACTGGATGCAGCAAGGCGCGTTCTTCCCTGAACGCTACCAAGGGACCGAGCGCGCCGAATACGAAACAGCAATGGCCGCGATCCTGCGGCAATGGGACAACCAACTGAGGTGACACTCATGTTCAAGAAGGCTGAACGCAAGCAAGCCCGGCTACGGCTGGCACTTGCCGGCCCATCCGGCTCCGGCAAAACCTACTCCGCACTCCAGATGGCAAAGGGGCTGGGCAGCAAGATCGCGGTTATCGACACCGAACACGGCAGCGCCTCGCTGTACGCCGATGCCGCTGACTTCGACGTTATGGAGTTGCATGCACCGTACACGCCGGAACGATACGTCGAAGCCATCCAGGCGGCAGAATCGGCAGGTTATGACGTCCTGATCATCGACAGCTATTCGCACGAATGGACCGGGCCGGGCGGGTGCTTGGAAATCAACGACGAGACGGCGAAGGCGCGTTTCAAAGGCAACACCTGGTCGGCTTGGAGCGAGACCACGCCCCGCCACCGCAAGCTGACGGACAAGATCCTCACGAGCCCGCTCCACATCATCTGCACGATGCGCAGTAAGACGGAGACGGTTCAGGGCGAGGGCAAGAAGATCGTCAAGCTCGGGCTCAAAAGCGAGCAGCGCGACGGAACCGACTACGAATTCACAGTCGTGCTGGACCTGACCCATGACGGGCATTACGCCGTCGCTAGCAAGGATCGGACGCGCCTATTCCAGCATCCAGAACTGGTCACGCCAGAAACCGGGACCAAGCTGCTGGCCTGGCTAAATGATGGGCGCAGCCAAGAGCAACAGGCGGAAGATGCTGTTAATGAGGCAATCAGCAAGATTCCTATGGTCGAGACGATGCACGAACTGCAGAGCGTCTACGCCGCCACCTACCGCCAAGCGCAGGAATACCCTGAGCTGCTTGCCAAGCTCAACACAGCAAAAGACAAGCGCAAGGCCGAGCTCACTCAACCCGAGGAGAAGACAGCATGAGTCGCGGAGTAAACAAGGTCATTTTGATCGGCAATGTCGGCGGCGACCCGGAAACCCGCTACATGCCCAATGGCAATGCGGTGACCAATATCACGCTGGCGACCACCGACAGCTGGAAGGACAAGCAGACCGGTCAGTTGCAGGAGCGCACCGAGTGGCACCGCGTGGTGCTGTTCGGCAAGGTCGCCGAGATTGCCGGCGAGCACCTGCGCAAGGGCTCGCAGTGCTACATCGAAGGTCGCCTGCAGACCCGCGAGTGGGAGAAGGACGGCGTCAAGCGCTACACCACCGAGGTCGTGGTGGATATGAGCGGCAGCATGCAACTGCTCGGCAGCCGCAGCGGAAGTTCCGACGAGCCGCGCCAGACGCGTCCGCAGCGCGAGCCGCAACAGGCCGCACAAGAGCAGCTTCCCCCTGATACCTACGACGATGATATTCCATTTTAAATCAGAGACTTAGGGCGCTTCCTAGTGCCCTTTCTCATGGAGCACTGACATGACCATGAAACTCTACCAGCTTGCCGACGAATACCAGCAGGCGTTGAACGTGCTAGACGACCCCGAACTTCCGGAAGAAGTGGTGCGCGACACGCTGGAAGCACTGAAAGGCGGTCTCGTACAGAAGGGCCAAGCCGTCGCTGCCTTCGCGCTGAACCTGGGCGCCGAGATCGACGCAATCAAGGCAGTAGAGAAACGCATCAGCGACCGCCGCAAGGCTCTGGAAGCCCGCGCTCAGCGGATGCGCGACTACCTCAAAACCAACATGGAAAAAGCCGGCATCATAGAAATCAAAGCCATTGACGGTAGCTTTACCGCAAAGCTCGCCAAAGGACGTCCTTCTGTCGTCGTGGATGACGAGTCGCTGATTCCCGACGACAGCGAGTTTGTGCGCTGGAAAAAGGAAGTGAACAAGACAGCCATTGCCGATGCCATCAAAGCAGGACAGGAAGTCCCTGGCGCACACATCGAAACCCGGCCATCGCTGCGGCTAGCCTGACCCACCGGGCGCCCCGCGCGCCCTCCTCCCCGGACCATCCCGATGCAAGACTACTGTTACGACCGCGTTAACACGCTGGCCGCGCACGAGGCTGCGCGCCAAGAAATCGCACGCAAGATGGAGGAGTTCGAAGCCGAGCACGGGTCCATCGAAACGCTGCCGATCCTCAAGCACGACAAGCGCGTCCCCTTCCGCCTTACCTGCCCCGAGAAGAAGCAGGCGCTGAGCGAAAACCAGGCCAAGACCCGCTCTCGCGCCAGGAACAACAGCAGGAACGCCGAGATACGCGCCACCAATCGCGAGCGAGTCCTTGCTCTTGCCGACTGCACCTTGGGTGCCAGGGCCATCGCCGGGCGGACCGGGCTTTCCGTGACTACGGTGCGCTCAATTTTGAAAGAGGCCGCCGCATGATTCCTCGAGCTCGGCGCGACCGCGTAAGCCGCGCCATCCTGCGCCAGTTCCGCGTTGCCGTGGTGAACATCGACCCCGCAGGCCGGCAAGGGCTGATCGACTGGAAGACCGCGAAGAACATCCCGCCGAGCCCGAAGATAGCCGATGCCGTCTGCGATATCGCGCATCGCTGGGTCATCTACTTCGGCGCGTTCTGCCTGGATGACCAGGGCAACCGCTACATCAAGGCCGCCGAGATCGAGCCGCAGGGGATCTACAAGTCCGACAGCCTGGCCGGCGTGCTTGAGGAGCATTACCGCGCGCTGGTGAAGGGCTGCAATCCGAGCCACATCATCGGCAGTGGCTGGATTGCGAACCCTGGCGGCGTGTCGCTGGACGAGGCGCAGGCCTTCCGGATCTTTGAGGCGTGCGGCGCTTGGCAGATGAAGGAGGCGGCATGAACCCCGAAGCAGGCCGCAGAAAGACCGGTTGGAAGGCGTGGACCGAGAAGGAGGACGCCCACCTTTCCGAGCTATGGAAAACCTTTCCCCTGGGGGATGTGGCGCAGCGCATGGGCCGCAGCACCAGCTCTGTCTATAACCGCGTCCAAAAGCTGGGCCTGAAGCGCACCGAGGAATACAAGGCCATCACCGGCTGCGGGCGGATCAAGAAGGGTAGCACGCCATGGAATGCAGGCCTGAAAGGCTGGCAGGCGGGAGGCAGGGCCAAGGAGACGCAATTTAAACTCGGTCAGCGCCCATCAAACACATGGCGCCCTGTCGGCGCTGAGCGCGTCAGCAAGGACGGCGTGCTGTTCCGCAAGGTAGCGGACACCGGCGACAAGAAGATCGACTGGCGCGCCGTCCACGTCCTGATCTGGGAAGAGGATAACGGCCCGCTGCCGCCCGGCATGATCGTCGTCTTCAAGGATAAGAATCCCGAGAACCGATCGCCCGACAACCTGCTCGCACTCACCCGCGCCGAAAACATGCGGCGCAACTCAATCGACCGCTACCCGCCTGAATATCGCAGCACGGCGCTTACGCTGGGCTGGTTCCGGCGCAAGCTGAACAAGTTGGAGAACGCCAATGAACACCCTCTCTGATCTGCGCTCGCTGCTGGGCGAGACGATGCGCAAAGTGATGGACGGCGAGATGAGCGTCGAGCAAGCCAAGGCCGTTGCGATGGTGGCTGGCGAAGTGAATGCCACGGCCCGGCTAGAAGTGGATATGGCCCGGGCGACTGATGGCGATTTTCGAGGCAGCGGGTTTATCGACGTGGAGCCGCGCATCCCGCTGCGTGAACCGCTGCGAAGGATTGCCGGGCAATGACCGAACTATCCGACACCGCCAAGTCCATCTGCGCCCAGCACTACAACTTCAAGTCCCGCAGCAGCTGCAACGCCTGCCCTCTCCAGTCTGAATGCCACAAGCCGGCCGCGAACCTGACGCAGAAATCGATGGACGACTGGCGCGACCGCGTGAACAGGCTGGCACTTCCCTACGGCGAGGCCGAATGCCTGGCCGCGCAGGAGTCGCTGCCGCTGTGACCCGCCCTATTTACTGCCGCACCACCGGCCAGCTTATAGGCGTATGCACCTGCTTACGGTGCCAGCCACCCAAACAAGGAGCGAACCATGAACAAGCCAATCCACCCAGCGGTAGCTGAGCATGTGATGGAGGAGAACGAGAAGCTGCGGGGGTTGCTGCGGGAGATGATCAACGCTCTACGCAGTGACCGAGACCTTGGGCTTTGGCAATGCCGTCAAAATGAAGCTGATCGGTGGGAGGCCGCCCTGTCCCAGCAGGCTGAGCCGGCATGCGATACATGCCACGGACAAGGTGAGGTATGGACCGGAGAAACTCAGCACTTCCACTACTTCGACTTCCAGCCGCCAGAGCCCGTCATGGAAGCGTGCCCGGAGTGCGGAGGCGAAGCAGAGCCAGACCCGACGCAGGATGAGCGGGAGGCCTTTGCGCTGTGGAGTGTTACGCACACGAATAGCGGATGCACTGACACCAGCGGAATTCATGCGTTTAAGGCCGGAGCAGCATGGCAACGCGCCCGCCCCGCGCAGACCGAGCAGCGGCCGTCAGCAACACAGCAAATACTCGACCTGATCCTAGAGCAGTGCCGTTACTGGCATGGACGCGACGAGGCGAGACGCGGTGGATTTGCGTGCCTATATGCGGCCGCGAAGGAGGTCGCCGACAACGCCGCCCCTGTCTCGCAGCCTGCGCAGACCGAGCTGGTGGAGGCGCTGGAGCGAGCCAGGTCAAACTTCAGGATCACGCTCAAGCAACTGAACGACGTGCCCGAGGCCGCGTGGAATGGAAGACTTGATCGTGCCCATCAGTACACGACCCAAGGCCTTCAGCAGGTTGAGCAAGCTCTTTCCACCTATCGCGCCGCCCTTGCCGCTCAAGGAGGTGAGTAATGAGTGAATTCCAAGATTGGTGCAATAAGCCAGAGGTGGTGCTTACTGGCAATGGCTGGGGCGTGCGGATCAGTGGGTGCGACGTGTTCGACCCGATCAATCAGCACGGAGTAAAAAGCTTTCGTGCATTCGACGTAGTGAAGGGATTGGCGACGAAGGAAGAGGCCGAATCCTTCTTGGCGAAGTGGCTAAAGGAACAGCTTCCAGGCTTCGACGCCCTCTCCGCCGTGACCGCCGAGCGGGATAGGCTGCTGGCTTTCGTGATGGAGTGCGCGGGAACTGCTGGCGGGATGGTGAACGGCAACAGGCTGTCGAACCGCGCCAAGGAGCTGATCGCCGCCCTGGCTGCGAAGGAGGCGTGATGATCATCGCTACGATCGTTTACACAGCAATCGCGTGGCTTATCTGGCCGCTTAGCTTCGCCCGCTTTACCGCTGTGCTGATCATGTTGTTCGCTTTCTCCGCGGCAATGAATACCGCACACCCCTAACCCCACCCAAACACACAGCCTGCCGGCGAGAGTCGGCGGGGAGGAGCTGTCGTGCCCGCGTATTACAACGAGATCGACCCGTATGCGGCGCAATGGCTCCGCAACCTGATAGCTGCCGGCCACATCGCGCCTGGCGACGTAGACGAGAGGAGTATCGAGGATGTCCGCCCTGCAGACCTCGCCGGTTACACGCAATGCCACTTCTTTGCAGGCGTTGGAGTCTGGTCCCTCGCTCTTCGTAGAGCCGGATGGCCAGATGACCTTCCTGTATGGACCGGGAGTTGCCCATGCCAGCCTTTCAGCGCGGCAGGCAAAGGAGCTGGGTTTGCTGACGAGCGGCATCTCTGGCCAAGCTTCCATTGGCTCATCCAAGAGTGCCGACCTGCAATCGTCGCTGGAGAGCAGGTTGCGAGCAAGGACGCAGACGCTTGGGTCGACCTTGTACAAGCTGACCTGGAAGCCTTGGGTTACGCCTTCGGGGCGGTGCCGTTCCCGTCTGCGGGCGTCGGTGCTCCGCACATCAGGGACCGACTTTACTGGATGGCCAACGCCGATGGCGCGCGATCATTTCCCAGCCCACTCACCGGAGTACATAGCCGAGAAAGTGGCGCAGGGTCACGGTATGGCCAATTTGAACGACCGAGCTCAGTTGGCGGGATGGTCGACCCCGCGCGCAGCGGACGGCGAGAAGAATGTGCGGACGCTGGAAGGATCTCTTCGAGAAATCGAGCGGAAAGGATCGCCGCAGGACTTGAGCATGGGGGCTTGCTTGGCGGGGTGGCCGACACCCATGGCCGGGACGCCAGCACAGAACGGGAACAACGCAGCGGGCAACAACGACAGCAGCCGGAAGACAGTGGATTGCTGCAAGACGGATCAGCCGGCCCGGTTAACGGCCTCTGGCGAGATGCTGACTGGCTTTTCTGCCGGGATGGAAAGTGGCGGCCAGTTGAACCCGGCACATTCCCGCTGGCTCATGGCGCTACCTCCCGAGTGGGACGACTGCGCGCCTACGGAAACGCCATCAATGCTGAAGCGGCGCGGATCTTCATTCAAGCCGCGATGAATGCCTAACCCGATATGCGGGAGGAGACAGACATGCACACAGACAAGGCTATAGCAGCCGGCGTAACGGTGAGGGGGTGAGAGATGGGCGCACGAGAGAAACCGCAGCCAATAGAAGGCCTGCCGGTCGACAAGGTGTACGAAAGGAAGTTGGCCGAACTGATCGGCACGACGCCGAAGGCCTTGGAGAGAAAGCGCCAGCGCGGAGTATTGCCGCCTGGCGTATGGGAGAAGATTGACGGCTGCATCATGTACAGCCTGGAGAGGTACAACGAATGGGCCGAAAGCCAGTGGGGCTCCCCCAGGGCGTCGAAATCGCCGGAAGCTCCGTCCGCATCCGCTTCACATGGAAGAAAGAGCGACGCTGTGAAACGCTCCCCTATCCTCAGACGCCCAAGGGATTTGCAGCAGCAGCAGGTTTACGTGCTCAGGTAACCCAGCTGATCAAACTCGGCATGCTCACGGACGACAAGTATGCCGAGCTCTTCCCGAACTCCCGCTACACCCTCGCCCGGATCACCCCGACCTTCGGCAACTTCGCTCAGACCTGGCTGGACAGCAAGCAGATCGGATACCACACCCGGCGCAACTATCTGCGCGTGCTCAACCGTTACTGGATGCCGCATTGGGCCCCTCGTCGGCTGGATGAGATTCTACCGTCCGATGTGCGCCTGCTGATGACCAAGCTGGACTGGTGCTCGATCACAGACCGCAACGCAGCAGCGCAGGCTGCCCGGGCAATCTTCGCCGCGGCGGTGATGGATGGGATCATCACTGAGAACCCGATGCGGTCGGTGGAGCGTGCCCGCGCACCGGAGCGGGACATTGACCCATTCACACCGGCAGAGCGTGACGCGATCCTAGCCGACCTGTACGCGCACCAGACCGGCTCGCGACTGACCTATGCCTCGTTCTTCAAGCTGGCGTTCTACACCGGCCTGCGTACCGGCGAGCAGCTGTCGCTCCGCTGGGCTGATGTGGATCTGCCGGGGCGCTCGATCCGGGTCCGGGCTACCCTGGAGAAAGGCGAGGTCCGCGAGAACACCAAGACCAAGCGCGTGCGCAAGGTGCTGCTGGTCGATCAGGCGGTAGAGGCGGTCGAGGAAATGCAGCAGCTGACCCAGGGTGGAGAGTTCGTCTTCGCGCCTACCAGTGGCAAGGGAGGCCATATCACCAATGTGGTCAGCACGGCCTACCACCTCAAGCAGAGCATGAAGCGGCTGGGCATTCGTCCTCGTCGGCAGTACGATACCCGGCACACCTACGCGACGGTCTGCCTGTCTGCAGGGATGGCGCCGGCCTTCATCGCGCAGCAACTTGGCAACAGCATCCAGACATTGCTGAAGCATTACGCCAAGTGGATCAGCTCAAGCGCGGACTGGGCCGAACTGGACAAGCTAAAAACACCGAATCGGTACGAAATTGGTACGGCGACGGCAAGCGAAGCGAATGAGCCCGCGCAGCAGTAA